ATGCACCATTACCCAAGATGTAGTTACCAGTCACATTACCAGTTGCTGACACTAGTCCTGCAGTTAGCACATTACCACCAGTGATGTTGGCAGCACTAGTGATTGTTGATGTAGCAGAGATCAACCCACCAGTTATCAAGTTACCACCAACAACGTTGGCAGTAGCACTAATTAATCCACCAGTCAGTACGTTACCGCCTGTGATATTGGCAGTTGCCGAGACTGCACCGCCTGTGTTTACGTTACCACCAGTTACGTTGCCGTTTGCACTGATTAAACCAGTTACCAGTAGACCTGCACCAGTGAAAAGTCCCACATTACTTGCACCACCTATGGTGATACCAATATTACCGTTAGTGGCACCTGCAATGTTTGAAGTTCCTGCTGTGATTGGGAAGCCTGCTGAGGTAGCAGTAACACCTGTTAGTTGCGAGCCGTTACCAATAAAGAATGAGCCTGTGTTAGCGGTAATATTACCAACTGCACTTATTTGACCAGCAGTTAAAATGTTGCCACCAAGAATATTGGCTGTTGCAGATACTATGCCACCTGTCAACAAGTTTCCACCGGTAATATCAGAAGTAGCAGAGATCAAACCACCAGTTAAAACATTGCCACCAGTTACGTTACCACTCAATGATGCAATAGTACCGGTTAAACTTGGTGCGTTGACAATAGTAGTAGCAATTACATTGTTGCCGTTGACGTTCGCCGCACTAGTGATTGTACCAGTTGAACTAATCAATCCACCTGTTAAGATGTTACCGCCAGTGATGTTGGCTGAACTTGTGATTGTTGACGTTGCAGATATTAATCCACCTGTCAACAAATTGCCACCAGTTACGTTACCACTTGCTGTGACAACTGAACCAATCAATGTAGAACCAGTGACAGTACCAGTGGAACTAATCAATCCACCTGTGAGCAAGTTGCCACCGGCAATATTAGCACTACTTGTGATGTTACCAGTTGCTGTGATCACACCGCCTGTTGTGATGTTGCCACCTATTACATTGCCGGTAGAACTTACCAGGCCACCAGTGTTAAAATTACCTGCATCAACGTTGCCGGTTGTGCTTAGACTTGTACCGGTTGCCGCACCAATGTTTGGTGTTGTAAGATTAGCACTTGCTTTGACAATAATATTGCCACCGCCATCAAATGCGGTTGTGATGCCATCTGTCTTGGCTGAAAATACTGTGCCAGTTAGACTTAGACCGGCTGCTGTGTTGGCTGAGTAAACTGGACTCTGGCTGAACACAGCAAATGAAATGTTACTAGTACCAAATGTAATGGTTCCTGGAGGGGCATTAACAATAAATGCAGTACCAGCATTAACATTACCATTTGTGGTAAAGAAATAGTCGTTGATACTGATTTCTTCTGCGCTGTTTGCACCATATTGGTCAGTGTCTGTGGAACGAGTAATTACAGTGGCATTTGACCAAACATATACACCGTTTTGCACAGCGTTGGCTTGGTCCTTAACCAGGATACGTGTGCCTACTGTTTGAACGTTGGCTGTGTCAATCAAGTTGAACGACGTGGTAGTTGTCAGCGTTGCACCAATACCATTGGCAGCACCATTGGGTTGAGCATACGTAATTGTACCACCTGTGGTTGTGGCCAATGTGGTTGTTGTGGCTGCATATACTGGTTCGTGGAAAGTGATACCAGTTGTGGCAATGTTATCAACATAAAGTTTGGTTGCCGCATCTTGATTTTGTACCGGCTGGGCCAAGTTGTTGATGTAGGTATTGCCTACTGCCAACACAATGTTACCAGCAGGATTTAAGTTTATATCGCCTGTTGCGGTGCTAACTGTCAACGCACCGGTTGTTGGGCGAATAGCACTGGTATTAACGTTAGCGGCAATTACATTGCCTGCTGTGCTGAAAGATGTTGTGGCAAAGATGTTGTTACCAAACACATTACCTGCGGCAGTTACCACGCCCGAGGTTGCAATGTTACCACCTGTTACGTTACCAGTTGCCGAAACTAATCCACCAGTGTTAACGTTGCCACCGGTTACATTACCAGTAGCACTTGCAAAACCGCCTGTGGCCAAGTTGCCACCTGTGACCGTGGCAGTTGCAGATATCAAGCCACCTGTTAATAGGTTAGCGCCAGTGATATTGGCACCACTTGTAATAGTACTTGTAGCCGATATCAAGCCACCTGTTAATACATTACCACCAGTAATATTGGCTGAACTTGTGATGGTTGATGTTGCAGATATTAGTCCTGCTGTGAGCAAGTTGCCACCGGTTACATTACCTGTAGCACTTGCAAAACCACCTGTGGCCAAGTTGCCACCAGTGACAGTAGCAGTGGCACTTACTAATCCACCTGTTAAGACATTTCCACCAGTTACATTACCGTTAGCACTGATGTTTCCAATTACGTCTAGACCCGATTGAGTAAAGACTCCTATGTTGGCGGAACCACCCACTGTGATAGCAATGTTACCATTGGCTACTGGGGCCGCAATGTTTGAAGTTCCGCTGGTAATTGGGAATCCAGCACTGGTAGCAGTAACACCTGTTAGTTGCGAACCATTGCCAATAAAGAACGAACCTGTGTTGGCAGTAATATTACCAAGAGCACTTATTTGACCTGCAGTCAAGATGTTGCCACCAGTGACATTACCTGTAGCAGTGATCAATCCACCAGTGGTCACGTTACCACTGATTACGTTGGCTGTGGCACTGAGTGTGGTGCTAGAAATTACATTGGCGCCAGAGATGTTGCCACCCGAACCCGAGGTGCTGATGTTACCAAAAGTACCGTTGCCAGTAGCACTTACTGCTCCAGCGGTTAAGATATTACCGCCAGTTATGTTGGCTGTGGCAGATATCAAACCACCTGTTAATACGTTGCCACCCGTGATGTTGGCAGCACTGGTAATTGTTGATGTGGCTGATATTAATCCGCCTGTTAATACATTTCCACCGGTTACGTTGGCAGTGGCACTTACTGAACCACCAGTCAACAAGTTGCCACCTGTGATGTTAGAAGTAGCAGATATCAAACCACCAGTCAAGACGTTACCACCAGTTACATTACCACTTGCTGTGACAACAGAGCCGATCAAAGTTGAACCGGTAACAGTACCGGTTGCTGAAATCAAGCCACCTGTCAATAGGTTACCACCTGTAGTGTTCCCACTTACACTTAATACGCCGGTGATATATTCGCCTGTGGTGGCAAACAGTGCCACGTTTGATGTGCCATCAACACTGACTGCCACGTTGGCATTGGCTGCATAGATACTGACATTTGATGTGCCATTGTTGATGTTAGCAACGCTAGTAATGACTCCACTTAAGAAAGCACCATTACCTAAAATATAGTTACCGGTTACGTTACCGGTCGCTGATACTAGACCAGCAGTTAATAAGTTACCACCTGTTATATTGGCTGAACTTGTGATTGTGCTTGTGGCAGAGATCAATCCACCTGTGTTGATGTTACCGCCAGTTACATTGCCACTTGCTGTGACAACTGAACCAATCAGGGTTGTACCAGTTACTGTACCGCCTGCACTTACTAATCCACCTGTCAACAAGTTAGCACCGGTTACGTTACCGCCTGCACTTGCTGTGCCACCTGTTGCTAAATTACCACCAGTAACAGTACCGTTTGCACTTAATACGCCGGTGATATATTCGCCTGTGGTGGCAAATACAGCCACGTTGGCAGTTCCACCCACTGTAATAGCAATGTTACTATTGGCAGCGGCTGCAATATTTGAAGTTCCAGCCGAGATCGGAAAACCAGCACTGGCAGCCGCAACACCGGTTAACTGTGAACCATTACCAAAGTAGTACCCGGTGGTGCTTATGTTCCCGGTTGCACTGATTGTGGTACCAACTGTGAGCGCACCATTTACAGCAATGGTGTTGGCTGTGATAACGTTGGCAGTGGATAAGATTCTAGTCCATGAATTGGTTGCACTAGAATACTGGTATGATACCTGGTTTACTACGGTTACTTGTCCATTTGTGGGCGATACTGGGAATGACATATAAAAATTTCTCCTGCTATACTGTTACTTATGTCAAACTGAAAATTTTACTTTGACACATTTGTTAATTATTTTATTTTTGTTTGCTCTGCTAACCACTGCTCTCGGGTCATTTGCGGCGGTTGTACTGCGGTTTTTTGCTGTTCTAACCACTGTTCTCTGGTCATCTTTTGAACACTTTCCAAAGATGCTTGCTCTCTCAACCACTCTTCTGCGGTCATGGTACGAGTGACCGTGACCATATTTGTTGGTGTTGCAATGGGCACAGTTTTGACTTCAACTTGCGATGCTAACCATTCTTCTCGTGTCATTGGCGTTACTGACTGTTGTTGTGCTAACCACTGTTCTGCAGTCATCTTTGTTGTTGCTTCTTCTGCCAACCACTGCTCAACTGACATTGTTGGCGCCGACTGCTCTGCAGTTTGTGCATGGTTCGGAGAATATCGTGGGTATTTTTGCTTTACTGCCCGTATTCTGGCGGCCATCTCTGCTGGAAATACCCCAGCATGGTATAGCGCATCCAATTGTTCCTGGATACTAGGATATTCTCTAGCACGATTTCTTTGATATTCATTCCAGTCATAGGCCTGTTGCAAACGCTGTTGTTCTGCCTGTATTTGCTCTATGGTCACCGGAGCGACTTCAGGGTTGTGCCAAACTATTTCTTGATTGTATATGCCCACGCTGACTTCTGCGCCGGGCACCAAACTTTGGATAGCATGAAATACAGTTATCATGATGCGGCAATCTCCTGCACTATCAACCAAATATTTGTGCTGGTCAGTGTACTGCTGGCGTTAGATACCTTTTGCTGTAGTTTGTAGGTCACAGGACTTGTGGTTCCTGGTGAATCCATATAACTGTAACTCACCGCCCCTGTTGCGCCAACCCCTGTTGCGCCAACTGTTTGTATCTGTAAACTGGTGCTAGGTGATCTAACTAACTGAGTGTCAGCACTAATGTCTTGTCCTACTACCGAAGTGAAACCACTTGTGCCTGTGGCTATAACAAGAATTTTACTGGTTGCACTAGATGGTGTAATTATCACGTTGGCATAACTGATATCAGCATAAGATGTACTGTTAGTTGTACTACCACCCAGACTTGAACTCATTACCGTTTGCACCACAGCGCCCAAAGGCATGTTGTATGCAGGCAGTCTGTTGTTGGTGTAGAGATTTTGTGTGTAGGTGTTGCGGAAATATGCAGTGCTATTTCCCACATCATAACTGACATTGGCAACTGGCAACAATGTACCAGAAATTGCCACATTGGCGACCACTCCGCCGGCAAAGGCAGGACTGGTAGTATCGATCCAGTAATTACTTGTGCCATCATAAAGGTATTCGTATAGAACATCATTGGCGGTATCATACCACTGATCAGTTACTTTGGGTGCTGGACTCACAGGAGGTGCGGTATTGGCTGTGTATACAATGCCCGGAGGAACTGGTGTGCCATTGGCGTAATAGTAATTGTTTGAAAGTATGTTGCCACCAGTGATGTTACCACTGGCACTCATCGCCCCGGTAATGTATGCACCTGTGTTGGCCACAACTATCACATTGCCTGTGCCGTTCACACCCATGGTAATATTGCCATTGGCGGTGGCGATGTTCACATTACTTGTGCCATTGCTGATGAATGTGGTGTCTACTCCAAACTCACCAACGTATCTGTAACCCACAATATAAATTACGTTGGCTGTTCCTGTACCAATAGCAGTTGGTATGGTTGCGCCATTAAAGTTTAGAACACCAGACTGGTAATCAAAGAACCAGGTGTCATCGCTGCCAGAACCGGCACCAAATAACTTGGTACCTGCTGTCTGAGGATTGCTTATGTTTGCGGCACCAGCATACACTTGTACCAGGTAGTTGTCGCCAAACTGTGTAGGAATCCAGTTGATTGAGTTTGTCTTCCAGGTTTGATTGTCAGGTGCTGTTAGGTCTTCGGTACATTGTACAGCAGGACTGTATCCAGCGCCGCCACCATCTTTGTATACCTGTACCAATGATGTGGTATTAGCCGGAGGCGAAGCAGGTATGCTTCCACTCTGTGTCCAAATGAGATCGCCACGATACAGCAGTGGACTGGGTATGGTTTCGTTGAAGGCTTGCTTGGATTCAGGCTCGGCTGTTTTGGTCACGCCATAGCCGACCTTTTTCCAAAGATAATCAATCTTTTGTGATTCGTTAAACGAGGCGGCCATTAAGTTGCTACTCCTATCGACAAGGCTGTAATGGACTGTCCAGAAGCCAATGCAATTCTAATTAAAATGTTAGTCCCAGTACTATTGGCAGCGTTTTGTCCTCCCAAGGTCATTGTGTATCCTACGTTGGCTATTGCTGTATTTAACGGTATCACATCCGCACCGGTTAATGCACATCCGTTTGAACCGTTGCCACCAGTACCGCTGGCAGCACCAGGAACCCCTGCTCCGGCATACTGTGTAGATGCTTCCAGCCATCCGTTAATGGTACTAGTAGGGCCTGGGAATCCCGGTGTGGGCGATGAGAATCCGCCGGAATCAATTGTGGTTCCTGGTGCTGCCACCCAAACACCTGCAACACCTGTGGTTGTGGTCAGTCTGATGTCAAAGTTTGCTAAACTTGGTCTTGCAAACGCAAAAGTAAAGTACTGTGTGGTGGTGCGATTTCCACCAATTGACAAGTTTGGTCCTACTGGCAAATATCCTGTTGACAAATCAACTGCATATCGTTGGAGTACCCCATACCGCACAACTGCTTCAGGCGTGTTAGCAATGGTTTGTGCTCCAGACCAAGCATTAGATGTATAGTAGTTTATGCTGTTGGCAAACACAGGAGTATTGCCTGCGGTACTCATCACAATACGTATGGCTGCTTGTGTGTTGGCAGTGGGTGTGCAAGTGATTGACTGTTCGTTTATGCCAGAGTTTGCACCAGCATACATCTGTATGTTAGCAGGCAATTGCACTGTGGTACTGGTTCCTATCACGTTGAATATGTTGGCCTGCAACGTAGCCACTACGTTGTTGGCACCTGTTAAGTTGGCGGTCATGTTGCCAAGTGTGTAATTTGAACCAATGCCCACATTGGCATTCAAGTTTGAACCTGTTAAAAAACTGTTGGCGGCATTGTTGATTGTGCTGAGTGCTTTGGTTTGTGTTGCAGATACCAATGCTCCTGATCCTTCTGACACTGTTCCACTGGCTAAAATAAAAGGATCAGCACTTCTAAATGTCTGTCCAGACAAGTTTGCCACTTCCAAATTGGCAATGGTAATTGTGGGCGATCCTGTGTTGTAGTAAGGAATACCCGAAATGTATCTGTAGGTTCCTGCAGTGGCTTCGACCATTGCGGTATTGGCGGTAACAATACTAGGTGCCGAATTCAAATTGTCTTTGACAAATCCCACATAGTTAGTGTTGCCTGTTACTGAGTCTACCAATTTGTAGTTGTTGTAACCAGTGCCCAAACTACTCAAAGCACAAGCAATGTTGGCATTGAATACTTTGTAGAAATAACTGGGCACCGCGGCATTGGCCACGTGCAAATCTCGATCTTGTGTTACAACCAATGCTCCTGATGTTCCAACTGTGTTACTCACATTGCTGAATGTCACATTACCGGCATTGGCATTGTTGACATAGGCAAACAAGTTGGCCGTCAACTGACTTGAACTTATTCCTGTATTGGCGTTTATAATATTGGCTGCGGTAGCAATAGTTGTTGTGGTTGCAAAGCGTGTGACACTTACACCGTTGGCCACAATGTTGCCACCTGATGCATCTCTTGCGCCGGCTGCCAACAAAGGACTGGTTCCTTCACTAGTGTTAGCAATAGCCAAGTTAGAGAAGCCACTGAGGTTTGTGGGTGCTGTGGGGTTGCTGGCAATAAAAATATATCCAGTGGTAGTCAATGTATTGCTTTGTGCTGTGCTAGTTATACCGTTAGGTGTACCATTGGCTGTGAGCGCCACAGTAAACGCACCAGTGCTGTTGTAGGTATGAAGGGTGTTGGCCACATTTGACACACCATTGCTAAATGTGCTGTCACCCCAGGACCAGTTGGCCAAATTGCTGTTTTGGCTGGTATTCTGGAATGTAAAGGTAGAACGATTGGAATTGTTATAGTCGGTATACAGATATCCAACTCGGGCATTGCCTGTGTTGGCTGTGGCATCTGTTATGACGTTGGCTGTGGTTCCAATATAGTTGGCACGAGTCTGTGGTTCAACAGTGATGGTGATGTTACCACTCTTGGCCGGGCTGGTACTGTAGCCAGTGTACAAGAACAAGTTGGCCGTGAACTGTTGATATGCATTAGCAGCCTGGTTGGCAGCACTCAGTGCAAATGTGTTGGTGACGTTGGCGGCACTTGGGTTACCTGCAATACCTGTTCCCACGTTAACGTTACCAACATTACCATCACCATAATTGAAGTTGTACAATTGTTGTGCGCCAAAACTGGCTGTGTTTCCAGGAGTACCATTTGAATCATTACGGAAACTTATGCCACCAAGTCCATTGATCACGTTGGCTCGATTGGCAGTGACAAACACATTGCCTGTTTGTGGCGAGTAAACTTTGACGTTGCTGGCTGATGATACAACAGTGACGTTGCTGGGTCCGGCTGTGTTACTAGTACCACTCAGGATCACGCTGTACAAACTGTCTGCGTTGGCTGAAACAGAATTGTACTGATGAGTCACATTGGTAAACGATGTATTGCCTAACCCAGGTCCGGCAGTAAAGTTAGCAGTACCGTCGCCAAAACTCAAATCATACCAAGTCACATACTGACTGGTGTTGGTTATGGTTATAGTGTTGCCAGTATTGAAACTGTTGCTACTCAGAGTAAATGATGGTATTGGACTTGGAGTGTACAACACAATGTTCGAAATGTTGGCGGTACTGGTAGAACCTTTGGCACCATTGGCTGCATTGCCGTTATAGGTTCCATTGGTATTGAAGGCAGTGAAGGTTACTGTGTAAGTTCCGCCCGAAGCATTACTAAATGTGTGAGTGGCATTGGCTGTGGTAACATTGGCTGTACCATCACCAAATTGCCACAAGAAACTGTTAGGATTACCAATATAATAACTGGTGAATGCCACCGTTAATGGACTGGGTCCAGAATAAACATTGGCAGTGATGTAAGCATTGCCCACGTATGTGCTGTTGGCAATGTTTAATGACACTTGATTTAGATCATCTAAGCCATCTGTAACAAAAGTTGCTGTGGTCCACCCAGGATATGCAACGTTGACTGTTAGGCTACCATCTGTGGGGGTTCCCAAAGTGATTGTGTTACCTTGACCGCCGGATGCAATAACTCCAGTGAGTTGACTACCGTTACCAATAAAGAAATTACCAGAAATGTTACCAGTTGCCGAGACTACACCAGCAGTTAGCACATTACCAAGTGTAGCATTGCCGGTTGCGCTGAGTAACCCTGACGTGAGTACGTTTCCGCCAGTGACATTACCAGTGGCACTTACCAGGCCGCTTGTGTTGACATTTCCACTGTTGATGTTGCCTATTAAACTTAAACTTGTACCTGTTGCGGCACCAATGTTGGGTGTGGTTAGATTAGCGCCTGCTTTGACAATGATGTTACCAGTGACATCAAATGCAGTGGTGTTGTTGTCTACCTTGGCATTAAACTGTGTACCTATTAGGCTTAGACCAGCATCCACATTGGCCGTGTAGGCTGTTGTTTGACTAAACAAGGCAAAAGTAATATTGCTTGTGCCAAACGTAATAGTACCTGTAGGTGCGTTAACTACAAATGCTGAACCAGCATTAACGTTACCGTTTGTGGTAAAGAAGTAATCGTTTAGACTCAGTTGATTAGCACTATCTGGGCCATATTCGTCTGCATCAGTTGAACGAACTATAACAGTGGCATTGCTCCAAGTATACACACCATTGTATACCGCATTACCTTCGTTCTTGACAAGAATACGTGTGCCTGCTGTTTGCACATTGGCTGTGTCAATTAGATTAAATGAACCAGTAGTACTCAAATATGCGCCAACACCATTGCTAACACCATTGGGTTGTGTGTAACTGATTGTACCACTTGTGGCCACTGCTAGTGTGGTTGTGGTGGCTGCATACACCGGTGAATGGAATGACAATGCTGACGACACCATGTTGTCAACATACAATTTTGTTGCGGCGTCAGTATCTTGTGCTGGATATGCTACACTATTAATAAACGTGTTGGCCAACACAATGTTGCCAGCAGGTTGTAAATTCAAATTACCTGAGGCTGTGGTGATTGTTAGTTCGCCGCTTGTGGGACGAATATTACTGGTGTTTACGTTTCCAGCAATTACATTACCTGTGACGCTTGCAAATCCCGTAGCAAAAACATTGTTGCCTGAAATATTACCAGCGGCGCTAATTAAGCCACCTGTTAGTAGATTGCCGCCAGTTGTATTTCCTGTTACTGTTAAGTTGGCCAGTGTTCCAACTTGGGTTAGACTTGAATATAAAACATTTGAACTCAGTGTGTTACCAGTTAATGCATTGGCGTTTACACTAGATGCTGTAACACCTGTTAACTGACTGCCATTACCAATAAAGTAGTTGCCAGAAATGTTACCGGTTGCCGAAACAACTCCACCAGTTAAGACATTACCACCTGTGATATTGCCACTTAAAGATGCTACAGATCCTAACAAACTGGAACCAGTGACTGTACCAGTTGAACTAATCAATCCACTAGTTAAGATGTTACTGCCTGTGATATTACCACTTGCACTTAACAACCCTGTGATGTATTCCCCTGTGGTAGCAAACACTGCTACATTTGATGTTCCACCAACACCAACTGTGACATTGCCGCCCGAACTTACTACTGTAACATTACTTGTGCCATTGTTGATATTAGCCACACTTGTAATAACACCAGTTAGTAATGCACCATTACCAAGAATATAATTACCAGTTACATTGCCGGTTGCTGAGATTACACCACCTGTTAGTACATTGCCGCCGGTGGCATTACCGGTTACGCTCAAGTTGGCTAAATTACCAACCTGAGTCAGGCTTGAGTACAAGACATTTGAACTTAGTGTGTTACCAGTTAATGCATTAGCATTTACATCTGACGCAGAGACTCCAGTTAATAATGAGCCGTTACCAACAAAATAGTTGCCGGATATGTTAGCCGTTGTTATTACAGGTCCGGTTAGGCTGACCAAGTTACCAGTATAAGTTGGCAAGTAATTGGCCACATCAGCATTGCTGTAGCCTGCTGGCAGTCCGGTAATGAATGCACCATTACCCAACAAATAACTACCGGTAACGTTACCTGTTGCACTTACCTCGCCAATGATATAGGCGCCAGTATTGGCAAAAGATGCAATGTTGCTTACGCCTGCTGAACTTATTGTAACGTTGCCGTTAGCGGCCACAACAACATTGCTGTTTCCGTTTAAGATCGAAGTACCAGCACTGACTGTAATACCAGTTAATTGCGAGCCGTTACCAATAAAATAACTGCCTAAGACATTACCGGCTGTGAGTAGATTTCCACCTGTGATATTACCCGTAGCACTGAGAGACGCGGCGCCAAATGTTCCCGAAATAGAAACATTGCCTGCAGATAGATTGCCAGTTACTGATATCGAAGAACCAATAAGATTATTGCCATAGACATTGCCTACAGCAGAAATAATACTGTCAACGTTGATATTGGCCGCATGTATATTGCCAGTATCCACGTTACCGCCAGTAATATTACCAGTGGCCGTAATAAATCCGGTAGTAACAAAATTGCCGCCTTGTACCTTTCCAGTAGCACTGACAATGTTAGATGTTATTGTACCACCAGGTGCATTGACATTACCACCTTGTATATTGCCTGTTGCTGATACTTGACCACTGGTTGTGATATTACCCCCAACTATATTGGCAATGGCTGTGACAGTTGTGGCCGTGACAGTTGTTCCAATTAAATTGTTACCTGTTATATTACCGGCTGCAGAAATAGTTGATGCAACTGTGACTGTGTTTGCATTGACTCTGCCAGTATCAACATTGCCACCTGTAATGTTACCTGTGGCTGATATTTGACCTGCGGTGCGTAAATTACCACCGGTGATGTTAGAAGTGGTTGTTACTGGGCCTGTCAGACTGACTAGGTTACCGGTGTATGTGGGCAAGAAAGCCGCCACGTTGGCATTGCTGTAATTACCGGCTGGCAAGTTTGTAAGTTGACTACCATCACCAATAAAGTATGCACTGGTAGTGATGTTGGCCACTGCTGATATCAATCCACTTGCAGTGATGTTGGCCGCATTGACTCTACCTGTGTCAAGGTTGGCCGCAGTGATATTACCTGAGGCCAGTATTGTGCCCGATGTTCTTAAATTACCACCTGTTACGTTGGCAGTGGTTGTTACTGGTCCTGTCAGGCTGACTAGATTACCAGTGTATGTGGGCAAGAAAGCCGCCACGTTGGCGTTGCCATAATTGGCATTTATACCTGTGAGTAAACTACCATCACCAATAAAGTAACTACTGGTGGCAATATTGCCCACAGCACTTATGGTAGTACCTGTGGTGATGTAACCTGCGTTTAATCTACCGGTGTTAATGTTACCGCCAGTGATATTACCAGTGGCTGATATCTGTCCTGCTGTTCTTAAATTTCCACCGGTTACATTGGCTGTGGTTGTGACCGGACCGGTTAGGCTAACTAGGTTACCAGTATATGTAGGCAAAAAGTCTGCTACATTGCTGTTACCATAACCAATGTTGATACCAGTTAGTAATGCACCATTACCTAAAATATAATTGCCAGCGATATTGCCGGTGGCACTAACTGTGCCGGCAACATATGCTCCGGTGTTGGCAAATGTTACAACATTGCTGGTACCGTTAACAGTGACAAAGATGTTTGATCCAGCGGCAGGTATATTAATATTGCTGTTACCATTTGTAACTTGACTACCAGTTGTGGCCACAATGCCAGTGAGTTGACTGCCGTTACCAATAAAATACCCAGCAGTAATATTGCCTGTGGTTGTTATACCTCCAGTGGTATTAATACCACCGGTGCCCAAATAGATGGAGTTAAAACGCAAACTAGGAGTACCAATGTCGTAAACATTGTCAAGCCTAGGAAATAAAGTATTGTTGAATTGTACACGTCCAATTCCTGATGGACTTAAGATTAAATTGCTGTTGAGAACTGTGGTGGTAATAGTATTATTACCAATTTGAATGTTGCTGAGCACTGGCCCTGCGGCAAAAATCTGATTGAAGTTTTCATTGGTATAGTCAAATGCTGTACGTAACGGACTGCCCTGCCCATCATCTGGGTAAGCACCAATGTCAATGATATACTGTGTCATAAATTAGAGTCTCTGATTGTATTTACCGCAATCAAATATACTCCGAGATTGAGCAGGTGCTAGAGATCTTGACCCGTTGACACACGATCTTGAAACATCTGCATGGGTATGTGTAGGAGATTGTTAAAGACTTTTAGTTCTCGGATGTCTGCTGTGGTTGCTCCACACACTCGTACGAATGTTATATGAGGGAAATCCCGTACAATAGTACACAATTGTTTTACCCAATTGCCGGTGTATGTGGGCGCGGCATCTTGTTTTTTGTAAAAATCTGTGCCAGCATACACATTATTGAACTTTTGATTCACAGTAGGCCCCATGTCAAAGCCCAACATATACACAGTTTGATGCTGGTCCAAGGCTGCAAGAGCAACAGCAATAGGCCCTGAACTGTTGCTGTGATACTTTTTGGGCACAGGTAAGGCACCTAATTTGTGTATGGGTTTGCGGGTATGAAATCTATGTGTGGCACTGTACCCAGACTTTTGTATACTTTCAGCAATGGGTTTGTCTGTGGCCACGAGACAGTCGGGCTCAAAATCTCTGTAGAGTCCGTTACAGCCGTATATCTTGCCTAATGTTTTTAATTGAATTAAATCTACTGCTTGCCGGCTAATGCCATTGCCACACACAAATGCTCTAGTCATAAAAAATCCCCCTTGTAGTTAGCAAGGGGGATGTTAGGGTGTTACAAATTAACTTGTAACGTTGACCACTTGAGCCAACTGTAATGAACCGTTGTTTGCGTCTACACCGTTGATGATCTCTGCACCGGACCATGTGACTGTGCCTTCGTCTGTGAAGAAGTTGGTTACATAGAAGTTTTCACTTGAGTAAATGTTTTCGCCATCATTGCTGTTGCTGTAGTTGCCATAAGTCATGCCGTTCCAGTCACGGATCCACTTGTTAGTGATGTAACTGGCATACACAGCGGCCGAGTCGCCTACTGAATATTCAATACTCATGTTACCGGCTGTTGGTGAGCCTGTGTTTGACAACACACATTGACCAACTGGGTACGCAGTACCTGTTCCTGATCCAACTGCTACAGCCGTAAATATATCACCAACTGCCGAATCAGCACCACCACCGCAAGCCTGCCAGTCAGTTGTGCCAAGTACAGCAATTTGATATGCTTGACCAATAATTAAACTTTCGTCAGCAGTGGTACTGGCTGTGTAAGCAACCAAGAACTTGTGCGCACCTTTCTGGCGGATCAAACGTCCAGCGCCGGCAGTGGTGCTTGTGCCATCTGCTAAACTGATATTGACTGCTGCCAACACTTCAGGAAACGTAGCACTAGGAGTACTAGTAGCGGGTGAACCACCAACCACGCCCACAAACTGATCTGAATTGAGTGTGTCGGCTGAGTTATATGGAGTTGCCGGTGAGGTCAAACTACCAAAGTTTGGAAAACCAGCATCAGTTAAGATGGTTTGGTTGTATGTTGTTACTGGAGGTGTACCGGTTACAGTAGATCCAGAACCAACGTTGTTTTTTTGAATTTTAAGTGCTCTTCCCATTTGATTTCTCCTTAAAGAAGCCCCATGCGGGTTCTAGCCGCTACGCGGTGGGTATTAATCGCCGCATAAAACGCAGAATTGCGTTGACTAGTATTTATGGACAATTGGTTTATTTTAGCCAACATGACGGTTTTCTTAAATATCACTATGAACACTGAAGACTTGATTGCCAGCGGTAACCTGGCCAGAGAAAAACACAACCCCGAACAGGCCATTGCATTTTATGCACAAGCATTTGTGCAAGATCCCAACAGTTCGGGTGCCTTTAACAACTATGGCAATGTACTGAGAGAGATGGGTCATGCACAACGTGCTATTCCATTTTTAGAAACAGCACGCCTATTAGATCCCACTAGTGTCACAGCAGAATTTAATCTAGCGGTGGCGCATCTCATGCTAGGCAACTATGAACAGGGTTGGCGACTGTACGAAAGTCGCTGGCGTTATGAGCACCTAGATGGAACCAAGCCCCGACTACCTAGTCCTGAATGGTCAGGCGAGGATCTACGCGGAAAAACTATCCTGGTCATTGGCGAACAAGGACTTGGTGATCAGATTCAGTTCTTGAGATTCTGTGGTAATCTTCAAGACATGGGTGCAAAGATTAGACTCCACGTGAGTCCGGGCATTAAACCTTTGTTGATCAATACTCCTCCAGCAATTGTGGGCATAACCTGCAACACAGAAGATGTAATCGGCGAATTTGACTACTGGGTGGCCATGATGAGCCTGCCTAGACTGTTAAACATGAAGTTAGAAAATGTTCAACACTATTTGCAGTATGTGCAACCTGAACCAGAACGTGTTAAAGTATGGGCCGAAAGACTAGGTATTCCTAAAAATCGCATGAGAATCGGTGTTGCTTGGTCAGGTCGCAAAGATTCCTGGATCAATCAACACAAGAGCATGCCAGCAGAAACCATGGCTGCTCTTGTGCGGAAGTTTCCTGAACACCAATGGGTTAGTTTGCAAGTTGATGCATTGCCTGAAGATGAAGCAGTGATCAAGGCCGCAGGTGTAGAGTGTTATCCTGGCACTATCAATGACTTTGCTGACACAGCCGCATTAATGCACCATTTGGATCTTGTGATCTCTGTAGACACGGCGGCCGCACACCTAGCAGGTGCTATGGGCCGTCCACTTTGGATTCCACTCAATGCTTATGGTCCATGCTGGCGCTGGATGCAAAATCGTGATGACTCACCTTGGTATACTACCGCTCGACTATTCCGTCAGGAAAAATATGGCGATTGGTTAGCACCAATGACCAAGATTGAAAAGTTCTTAGGCTGGTTTAAAATTTAAGTGGTGTTTGATTGCATTGGCAATTGGACCAAACCCCCAACGCTGATCTTTTACCAACTTACGATTGTGTTCAATTACTGGTTGCATTTCTAAACAGGCCTGTTGACGTTGAGAATCATTTAACTGTGAAAATTGTTTAACGCTGTCAACAATAGCGTCTATACGTTTGTCAGTATCTGTCACAAGATCGTATGTTTCGTCCAACCAAGGTGAGAATGTTTGAAAACCCAAATCACGCAAACATTGTAAGTATCCTGTACAACCAAATACCACAAACGGATGTCCTACCAACAACGGCCTAGTGATCTTTTCGCTGATAAAAAAAGTATCCGGTGCTACCACAGTTTCAGTTTCAGCAACTATGCTGATATAGGCTGAATTGTAAATATTTCTAGGAATCAATTGACTAACCCAACCGTGCTGGTAAGGTCGCATGTTTGGGATTGGTCGACATGTGTTTATTGTTGTCGATTGTGATTTTCCTGAAGTTTCATCGTCAAACGCTATGCTTTGAAATTCAGGATTATCAATTTGATATAATATTGGTGTCCTCATATTAAAATATAGGTCAGGATGTTGGAGCCGTAGTTGATTTCTACGATCCATTGATTCTTGAGATCGTTCGTAATAGTTTACTAAACACTGATCAATTAATCCTTGTTGTTTTAATCCTTTTAATAGTAGTCCTCGGTTATACATCCACCCTCCTAATAATGCTGTCGCCAGGCAAGGTTTATGTCCTAGATCCAATGCTGGTAATTCAGAATTGACTCTTACAGTACTTGTGAGATTTGAAAAATATTCAAACCATTGGGATAATTTCCAATTATCTATTTTTCCGTGCCCACTTACTGCCCACACGGCATTAGTTTTACTTGCAATTTGTTTAATATAGATCTGATCAACACAATGTATAGTAGGTTCAGGTTGTATTAAAATAGTTAGTTTTTCTGACTGTTGAAAACTTTCTGGGCACAAAGTTGGTAGCACATCAACATCAGACCTGATCGATTTAGTAAACTCAGAAAAGTTTTCAAACAGTTCTGGAATCAAATCATAAGGGTCATTAACTAATATCATTGAATACTTAGCCAACAAAAAAGGCTCCGAAGAGCCTTTTTGTTTTTCCTTCCCATCCCTGAGAAAGTTGAGTTCTCTGATTAGGAGAATGACAAGTTAGATACAGCGATCTCACCAACATAGTCACCAGCATTGCCGAATGAACTGGCAGTGTTGGTTAACTCGATGAAGCCATAACGTGTCATGAAAGACACGACTGGTTCAAAGGTTGTTGGATCCAACACAACACCACTTGACATCAAAGGAATGTATGGGCAGTAGAATGCTGGAGCGTCTGCTTCGCTAGAACCCTTGTAACCAACTAACACTGGTGTAGTGTCACTTGCATAAGAGTCAACGAACACACGCATAGCGCCGTTCAATGTACCAACAAACTTGGTGTTTGTGGGTGCTTCGAAAGTACCTTCTGTAGTACGTGCAAACGCAGAAGTAGTTGCAGATTGCAACACTGTCAAACTTGCAGAACTAACAACAGCGTAGTTACCTGCGCCACGACGTGTGCGTTGGGCGATCAAGTTAGCAACACGATTGATCAAAACAGCCAAAGCGGCATGTTCGTCACCAACGAATGTAGCAGTACCTGAAACAGTTGCTTGGTTGTATGTGTACTCAGTTGCGGCCAAACTACGGAGACTCAAAAGAATCTCTTGGTCAATTTCAGCAGTAATCTCTTGAGCCAAAGCAGCCATGATTTCGGCTTCTACGTCGATACCATGCATTGCTTGTGCGTCTTGGGCGGCTTCAAAAGTCCAACGTGCTTGCAACTTGCGAGTCTTGGCTTCAACAGCCTGCTTCAAGATTTGCACGGAAATTTGACGACCACCAGAACCTTCTAGAACTGATGTATTAGCACCAGTGTAGATGTTTTGTGTTGGGTCAACTGTACCAGCAGTTACGCTAGATGCTGAAGAATATGCTTGAGCGATCAAGAATGGGCTCAATGCTTCTTGACCAGCGGCAGTGCTTGTGGCGGCTGCTGAGTTGTCAGTCATGCTGTTGGCATAACGCACACGCAAAGTGTGGATCTGACCAACTGGGCCTGTCATTGGCTGAACGCCGACCAACTCGTTAGCAATAACTGTTGGCATTACACGACGGATAACTGGCAAAATCACACGGTTCAATGTGGCAATGTTACCAGAGCCTGTTGAACCAGAACTTGCGTTTTCCTTCAAGTACTTGCGAGTGTTTTCGAGGATAACACTCATGCTGTTGCGCTTGGAACCGTTCAAACCTTCAAGCAATGCTTCTTTGGTTTCGCCCCAGCGGCTTTCTAATAGTTGTTCTGACATTTCTGTCTCCTTTTTCTTTGTTTAGAGGCCTGCCAGGCGCTTGATAGCGATAACGTTGCTGTTGTCATCAGCGTTATCTTCTACTTGGCTACGGGCAGTTTTATCACCAGTTACTTCCGACACACTTTCAACAATCACTTTACGGCTACTTGTTGATTTGCCTTCGGCCAATACGGCTGGTAGATACTTTTCAAATGCGGCATTCAGACGGGCTGTTTGTACGCTTTCGAGTAAATTACGCATTGTTTCACGCTTCTCTTCATTTAGAGGTGCGAGCAATTCTTCCAGAGTGTTTTGACGCACATTGGATTCCTTGATAATACGTATTTCACGTTCTTTGGACTCAACTAGAGTTTTTGCTCTCTGTGTGAGTTTGATGGCTTCACTCAATTGATGATCTTTGTTGGCAATCATGTTGTGCAGTTTACGAACTTCGGCTTTCTCATTGAGGTGAGTAGCACCAAATTCGGCTGCGTATGCTTCAAAGATACGACGACCAAAATTGTTCTCGCGAGCAACTTGGATGTCTTCATGTAATTGTGTGAGTTCAGCCTTTAGGTGACGGCTAACAGCCTGGCTCATCTTCTCGGCACTTTCCTTAACGAAACGTGTCTTGAGACCTTCCAGTTGGCTACGTGCTTCACGGACCAAACGAACCTTGGTTTCTACCACGTCACGTTTGTCTGTTGCAAATTCTTGAATTTCACGGGCCAATGCATGTACCACAAATGACTCTAGTTTACCTAGGCCTTCTGTGTGCATCTTACGATCTTTACGCAATTCGCTAATTTCTTCTGCCAATTTTGTGACCATGAAGTTGTTAAATTTAGTAGCATCTTCTTTGATCTTGACTTGGAACTTAACGCGGTCTTCTGCCAACGCCTGCTTTTCAGCAGCCACGGCTTGAACTTCTGCGGCAAGACCTTCTGTTACCATTTTGTCTAAGGCTTCTACCATCACTGACTTGTCATGTTCATAGCGTTGCGCAAATTCCTCGCGGAGTTCTGCGCGAACTTGTTCACGTGCTTCAGTAAGTTTGGCATCCCAAGCCTCACTGATAGCACTGCGAGTTTCCTCGTTGATCAGTTCACTATCAAGCAATGGTTTAATAGCATCTAGCATGCTTTACTCCTTATATTTTGAGATCTTTGATCAAACGAGTTACCTCGTTCTGCAAATATCTCTGTACCTTGCTGTCCTTGCCTGCGTCTCTTGCCACTTCCAAAACTCTATGACCGTACTTCATGTTGAGAAGTCCTTCATATATGGCTTTGGGATAAGCATGTGGGGCGCTGGGTTGAGCAACAACATCGACAGTGACAATTTCAAAGTCACTGACATGTCCGTTGCCGTCGTTCACGTTACCGGAACCACGGCTCGAAACTCCGAGTTTGACGCCAGAATCCAACATGGTCTTGACCAGTTGTCCCATTGGCGTTGGAATAATTCTCAACTTGCCGTAACCGCAAGGGCCATCCATCCACATTTTGTCAATGGTGTGACTCACGCGATCCAAGTTGATTTTGAGATCTTCTGGGTGATCAACTTCGCCCATCACGCTGTAGCCTTCCATAACTTGTTTGTTAATGGTGTCCACAGCCTTGGCAATTTCATTCACAGGGTACACACGTTCGTTGGCGTTTTTTACTCCGCCTTCAATACAAATACCTTCCATGTACAAGTTCTTGCCGTTGAATGGGCCTTTGCCGTCAGGAGCATCCTCGACCAAGACGCGAATCTTGGCCTGATTAAAGTTCAAATGCTCTTGTAGGTATCTCATGACCGATTAAGCCTTTGGAAAAGGTGTACGTGTGTTCACGCCTGCGGCTTGTGATGTCACTGGCTTGGGTGCTGCCTTGGGACTTTGTACGCCTTGAGCAGGTGAGTTACCTACTTTGCCGATCAAGTCTTTGGTAGTTGGAGCAGGACGACCTTGTGCAGTATCGCCGGTCATTTTGACTGGTTGTGCCATTGCACCACGTGCGCCTGAATTGGCAGCAACAGTCGACTTGGTGTCTGTACCAGGTGCTTCTTGTGTAGTAACTTTAGGGTGTACTTGCTTGAGGTTAATGGCTTCTTCCATTGGCATCAAAGCACCTTCAGTTTCAAACTCATCGTCTTGAACTTCGATGTCAGTCATGTCAGGTGTGTCGCCCATGTCACCAGCATCACCACCGTCCATCATGGCTTCAAATTCTGCCATGAGTTCGTCAAGTTTGTCTTCCAAATCAACCACGCGATTTTCGAGTTCGCCATCATCATGTTCGTCTTCAATATCGTGTGTCATGTCTTTGCCGGCTTTTTCAGCCTCGTCATCAAACTCAACATCGCTGTCGTCTTCGCTCATGCCTTGTTCTTCCATTTCCACGTCGTCGATCATGTCTTGGGCTTGGCTTCCGCCCAATGTTTCACTTACGTTTGTGTCAATTTCAGTAGGCTCTTCGCCCATGGCATTGTCTTCTTCGAGTTCTTCTTCTACTGTGTCTTCATCCATGAGGTCTTCATAGATAGCACGACTTTTTTCCACAACGATTTGGTGGAAAAGTTCTTTTGCTTTGGCTTCTTCATCATTGATCACGTATTCGATCAATTGTTCAAAACGGTTTTTGCTCATTTATAACTCCTATAGGTGTGTTGGGTAGTTCTGCCCGCATGGCAGATCTATACCTATATTTACTTTAAAGGCAAAAACTTAGCGGTTTATGGTGGATTTTTTGCAATAAATGACAGTTTTTTTACATCGCAGGCTGTGCTGGCGGTGCATACTGTTTGCGGATCAGTTTGAGTTTTTCACCATATTCGTAAGTGCGAGTATCTTGCATTCTGCGCAGTTTGTTCAACTGCTTGAGAGTGAGTTTGGTTTTACGCAGTTGTCCCAGATGAGGCTGGGTGTTGTCGGCTGCAACATCTTGGTAGCCTGCTGGTGCTCGGTCGTAAATTTCATTCAGGATCATACTGTATTTATAATCCTGCTGGCGCTGCCGCTGGTGCCCCTGCACCTGGTAATGTACCACCTACGCCGCCAGCAGGGGCGGCCGGTAAGCCACCTTCTGCACCGGGTGCTTGTAGATTGGCCATTTCTTCGCCTGTGGCAATATCAGTTTCCATGCCTGCTGGAGTAATACCAATACTGCGTAGATCCTGTCCTTGTGTGGTTTGTAGTTCAGGTTTGTCACGTTCTTCACGCCACATTTTTTCGTTTTGTTCAATTTCGTCCTTGCTCAATCCCAAGAAACGCTCTAACATAAAACGCTTGCTCATGTAAGGCAACTGTTCTAGGCTAGTAAAACTACTGATACGTGACGTATCCATCTCGGCTTGACGATAACTTGCAAAGTTTTGTGGTGGATTAAACTTGAGTTGGAACAGGCCAGCATCAATATTAAAGCCTCTCCAACGCAGGAACATCTTGAATTCATCATCCAGTTTCTGCATAATAAGTGCTTGCAAACGCTCACAATACTGGTTGAATCTATACTCTTGAATCAGTGCTGTGCCCACTTTACCATCCTGCATTGTGCGCTCCGAGTCATCAGGGGCAGTGGGCAGGTAACTGCTGGGTACACGTAAACCACGAGCCATTTTGTTGTTAAAATACTTTAAATCGTCAATTTCGCCCAGATTTTGACCGCCGGGCAACACGTCTACACTTGATCCACGTCCGTCTGCGCCTGTGGGAAAGAAGAAGTCTTCGTTGATTGATAGTGGATTATAACTTGAATCCATGATGTTGCCGCCACCACCGCCAAATGTGGGGATTCTACGCTGATGCATTTCGTTTTTTACACGCTCTACAAACTGCATGGCCAAGTGACTTGGCATGTTGCCCACGTCAATTTTAAATACTCTGCGCTCAGGCGCACGTTGCACACGATAGATTAATAGCGCATCTTCTAGTAATTCTTTTTGTTTGAATACTTTGAAAATGTTTTCCAAAATGCTTTTGCCAAATGGCCAAAATGTGTCTAAACCTTCGTTTAGACTCATATGCACCACGTGCTTGGCATCAATACAGGTTTCGTTTACAGCACGACTGAATCTACTGGTTCCTGTCATAGCAGTATTTGGCTGAGTATATCCGCCGCCTTGCTGGTAGCCACCACCTGTGGGCGGGTTGACCATGAAGTCTGTTGTGGTCTTTGCAGCCACTGTTAGATTCTGGAAGTTGGGGTTGATGTCACGAATAATGTACTGCTCAGGTCTCTTGCCTTCTGACTCGTTTACAATAACTCTACTGAGTTTACTCATGTCTACCCAGTACATTTCAAATGTTTCTGGGTCACGAACAAAAATTTGATCTCCGTACTTGATGGTGTTGCGGAACAGTTTGAAGATACGCTGATCTAGTTTGTTGAGTTTGACCCACTGTTGCATTTGCTTACGGATAATTTCAATTTCATGATCAGTAGGTTCATCTGAATACTTGATTTCAAATGGGGTGTTGTTGTCTTCATTGAGTTGTGTGGAAAACTCAGCAATGATGTCTAAACAGGCGTTGACTTCAGAGTCAGCATCCATGTTCTCATATTGATTGTAGCGTTCAATTCGGTTGGGGTGTCCAGAATACACTTCGGGCAAGCGCGACGCATAGTTACGAAACGCAAAATCTGTCTGCGCCGGGTTTGATCCGCGACCATCATTTTTGGGATATCCAGGCAGGCCACTATCTCTGCCGCCTGAAATAGGACTCATCTGACCTGAGAGATCAGCAACTTTAAAATATTTTTTCCAAGAAGCCATAGTGTATTATTTATCGTTAGTTGCGAGCGACCTGAATCATCTTTTGATTTTGGCTATTGTTGGCTTTTAACAATGCAATCATTTCGTCTTGTTTTGCTATGCTTATTTTTAACATGTCATCAGAATTTCTACGTTCTAAGTTACCTGCAAAAGTCGCCTCCGTACCCGGGGCCATAGATTTTGGAATCTGAGACGCAATTGATGACAATGCAGATGAATAACGGTCGTTAGGGCCACTTTGTATAGCCGCCATTAAATCATTAGGATTAATATTGGCACGATTAGTATTGTATCCATCGTAACGACCTTGACCTGACATGTTTTGCGGTAAACTGGCCCAGGTGCCAGCAAGATTTTTCATCACAGTTGCTGGATCTCTACTGCCAAGTCCTGCTTGCTTGACCAATTGTGATGCCAACAAGTCCTGTGTTTTTTGATCAAATTTAGTAGTATTTGGATCTAGTCCGGCTTTTTTTGCTTGCTCTGCCAGGGTGGCAGCAATCATCTGATACTTGCCAACTGCTGTACTGGCACGACCTTGGGCTCGCATGGTACTTTGAAACTTTTGTACTTCAGCAATGGTCATGTTAGTAAGATTGGCCTCGCCACCACCTACTAGTGCATTGTAGTTGCCACCACTTTCCCCTCGTCCAATAATGTCTAGCAACGATGAAGAGCCGCCGCCACTGCCACCTCGGCTAGGGGACGCCTTTCCGCCTGCCGCACTGGTACCAGGAACAATTGCTTCAGTAACCTTGTCAATAGCACTGCTGAGATTTTCCATTGCACTGGTCACTGGCTTGATGCCAAGATCTTTAAATGCTTCCATGCTTCGAGTTGTTGACTCTTGTGCTTGTCGCATGCGAACTTGTGCCAACACACTGTCTTCTATATTGGTAGTTTGATCTTTTTGTTGGTTAATGGCGTCTTTGACTGCCTTTGCTCTCTCTGTACCTATCCCCAGTAACCCAGCGGCTTGGCCAAACATCTCATCGCCTCTGCCTTGGAACTGATATTGGCCAGTAAATCCTCTTACTGTAGATGTTCCCTCTTTCTTGAATCGATCCAGTAAAGGACCAACTTCCTCTATTGTTAGTCCTCTATTTTTTACTCCCAGTAATTCTGTAGCGGCACCACTGGCAGCCCGAAACAATTGTTCGCTTTCTTTAGAGGATCCCACAAATCCAGTCAATAGGCCTGTTATGCCAGATTTCAATTTATCAGGTGCTTGTGCCAGCAAGAGATCCATGGCCGCTATAGTATCGGTAAAACGTTTGGCTGTTTCTTTATCTCCAACCGCCTTGGCAGCATCTGCTTTGTCTTGTAGTTCAAGCCTGGTAACAGCATAGCGAGACTCTTGTAGTCTGGCTTCTTGTTCGGCCTGAATTGATTCAGCACTCTTGCCTGTGAGTTTGGCAATCAAGTCCAACTGCTTGATATATTCAGCAGATCCTTGCACTAATTCTGCAGTGGTTTTGCGTTGTGTTGAACCACTTAGTACTTGTATACGTTGATAGCCTGCTATGCCTTGATTGATATCTGCAATTGAAAGACCCATGAGGCGAAACTGTGTTTGTAGTCCGCTGTCTTTGAATCCTTGAGTGACTTGGGCAAACGCCTTGGTACCTTGATTCACCGTGCCATTGTACAAGGCTAGAGTTTCTGCATTGGCCTTGATGCTGTTGGCAAACTGATCCAGGTCCTTTAAGGTATAACCAAATTGATGTAGGTTATCAAATACTTCTTTTAGACCGCCAGCACCTGCGGCACCAACTTTACTAAGTTGCTGATATGTACCAAACAACTTGTCACTCTGTTCATTGACTGCTGTTACATATTTGGCAATAGAGGTAGCCAATGTACCAACAACTGCGCCAATTATTCCAAATTTGGCAGCGAAAGAATCAATTGCGTTTGCACCTGCTGTGAGACTCTGGTTATAAATCGATGCACCTTGCTCACCTTTACCAAAAGCAGTGACTAGATTAAGTGATGCTTGCCCCAGCAGTTTTATACTCTTGTTCAGTTCAGTGGTATAATTTTTGATACCAAGTTGGGCTTCTCTAAATTTTTCGGCCGTTTCTTCAGTCACGTAACCAAGAGTGTTAAATTCTTTGTTGAACTGTCTAAAAATCGCGTCAATTTCTTCTGGGGTGATTTGTGTAGCCATAACTATATTTACCGGAGTAAAAACATGCAACAACCCAATCCCCTAAGTCAATTTTTTAGACAACCAGCAATTCACATCAAACTACCCAGCGGGGGTAAGTTCTATCCAACAGGTAGTTTAAACATGCCACCCAATGGAGAATTGCCAGTATTGCCCATGACAGCCGTGGACGAAATAACCTATCGCACCCCCGATGCGCTGTTCAATGGATCTGCCATAGTTTCGGTTATACAGAGTTGTGTGCCCGGCATTAGAGATCCCTGGGTCATGCCCAGTACAGACATCGACGCTGTGTTAGTGGCCATACGCATTGCCAGTTTTGGACACGGAATGGATGTGAATACCACTTGTTCCAGTTGTAACCACCAGGACGAAATCACAGTGGATTTACGAATAATCAATGATCAAATCTTGCCAGGAGAGTACGACAAGAGTCTGTCAGTGGGAAATCTTGAATTTTACTTCAAACCCATCAATTACAAAGATGTCAATCAAAACAATCAAGTGCAGTTTGAACAACAACAAGCACTGCGAATACTAGACAATGCCGAAGCAGAAGAAACTGCCAAACTAGCGCAACTGAATCAAAGCATGAAGGTCATGAATGAACTCACATTAAAAACTGTTGCCCAAAGTATAGGTGCAATCAAGACCCCCGACGCACTGGTAACTGAAATCAATTACATTTTTGAATTTCTCAACAACTGTGACAGTCGAGTGTTTGCCCAACTGAGAGATCATGTGATTGCACTCAAGCAGGCCAGTGAGATCAAACCAATTAATTTGATCTGTACCGAATGTGGACACAAGTATTCACAACCGTTTACCCTGGACATGGCAAGTTTTTTCGGGGACGCCTCCTGATCTCTAGCCCTGAGGAAATCAGTCAGATGATAGAGGCCATGGACAAGGACTGTCAACTGATAAGAAACGAGGCGGTAAAACTCAGTTGGTACATGCGTGGAGGATTGGCGTACGATCAGGCCATGGCTCTAAGTGCCAATGATCGAGAAATGATTGGCGAACTAATCAAAGAGAACTTAGAAACAACCAAGAAGTCCGGATTACCATTCTTTTAAAAATATCATGAATCTCAAACTGATTATTCCCACCATACCCAATTGGCCCAGAGCCGGAGTTGACTTCCTTGACATAACTCCTGTGCTGGAAAATCCCACAGCCTTTGCGTACTGTACCGAGTGGTTGAACAAGTGTGTTCAAGCAACTGGTGCAACCAGTCTAGTGGCCATGGAAAGTCGAGGATTTCCTTTTGCGGCAGCGGCAGCACATGCAACGAGTCTGCCTTTGGTGCTGGCACGAAAATCTGGCAAATTGCCCGGTCCGGTATATCAAAAAACTTATGTCACAGAATACAGCACAGACAGCGTGGAAATTAAAATATCAGCACCAGTGGGTACTCGTCCTCTTGTGGTGGATGATCTCCTGGCCACTGGTGGTACTATACAGGCTGTGTCAGAACTATTAACCTGTAATTTTGCTGTTGATCAAGTTTCAGCCGCTGTGATTGTGAATCTAAAGTTCTTGCCTGGCGAGTCTGTTTTGAATCAAAACTCAATCCAATTATTTTCACTAGAAGATTATGTATGACAGTATCATTTTAATAGCATTACCTGAAGAGGCACCTGATCTTGCTCACATGATGAATTTGTTTTATACAGGTGTAGGCAAGGTCAATGCTGCCATGGTTGCCAGCGAAGTTATTGCCAAGTATCGTCCTCAACGTATCATCAACTTTGGCACAGCCGGCGGTATAACAGTATCTCCAGGGTTCTATCAATGTACTCAATTTGTACAGCGAGACATGACTTGTGAAGCACTAGGATGTGTTCCGGGACAGACCCCATTTGAAACTGGTGTACATATCGGCAACGCAAACGGATTGACCTGTAGCACTGGGGATAACTTTGTGATGAATCCCAAATTAGAAATACCAGCAGATGTAGTGGACATGGAGGCGTATTCTATTGCCAAAGCCTGCGCAAAGTATGGCGTGGAGTTTGTGTGTTGGAAATACATCAGCGATCAAGCCAATCAAGATGCACATCATGTTTGGCAACAACAAGTTGCTCAAGGCCAACCATACTATATCTCAAAGTTAAAAGATTTACAATTACTATAAAGACTTGCTACGCAAGTCTGTTAATTTCGCTCGCGCTCATTAACTGATTATTTCTCTAACTATTTGTTTTAAGTATCATCCAGATTATGTGGTCATAATTCACCGTATGCACGGTGAAAATGAGAGCGCATCATCCGAGTGACAGCAGTCATCTATACTAATGAGATTGTGTTTGCACACACGGAGGCGGTTGACCGGTACCCCCTACTCACGCTTCACATATCAACGGAACCCTAGTAACCCGATATAGATCCAAGTCCTATAAGCATGGGGTGTATCTTCTTCACAGAGCCCAAACCATTTGTTGCCTTAAGTTAGCAATTTGCCTTTGACGCCCAAGTCTGAATATGGTATCTCGCATATCCTCAATGGGGCTGAGCCATAGCACTCAGCACAGTGTCGTGATCGCTGCCTGTTAAATTTTGTTTATAATGTGTGAGCCATGCACCCGAACCTGGATGTGGCCGTTGTAATAATCTCGTGATTCCAATACTCGTCTTGAAAATTGTTCTCTAGCCTCAATGTATGAGCATTCTGACTTGGAGTTGCAATAGTAAAGTATTTCTCTGGTGAAGTTTTCGGTGCCTAGTGTGATTACGTCTGCGGTTAATTCTGGGCTTGACCCATAGTACTCTCTCCAATCACTATCGATTTTGGAGCGTATCTTCTTCCGCTTCTTTGTGCCGTTTTTTTGTTTTACAGTCTTGTATGTTGTCTTGCTAAATTTTGCTAATTTTTTGCCTATGTACTTGCGTCCAGTGAGATTACATGTGATCAAGTAAACAAATCCAACACACTCTTCGGGCAACGTCTCAACTGGGGTGTCTTGATATAGCCATGTCATGTGTTGTATGCGATTTATCCTTGCGTTATAGTTATCTCCATTGTTGCTTATTTGTGATTTTTTAAGTTAACTCTGTTTCTCGCTGCCATTGATCGGTAAATCTAGTGGATCCTGTGGTGGTTCCGCATGTGTCCAAACACACAATATTGGGCTGTGTGCTGTTCCATGATGATTGAATTGACTCAAAATCAGTAACAAAATTCTTTTGAGTTGACCCTAACCAGCAACACGGACTTTCTCGCCCTTGTGCGTCGATATATGTACTTTGTTCTTTTAACGCATGACAGTCGATACTGGTGGATTGAATTTTGGGCACTTGCCAACCAATCGGAAATTGTAACTCGTTTGTAAATCCACGCTTGGAAATCTTGGCTCTAAACCATTTGAAACCCATGTCTCGCGCTAGTTGTTCACACTTATCAACTTCGTGTTGATTGTGTCGATAAACCAACATATCCCAGTGTGCTGAGCCACCCGCTTCAATAAACGATCGGGCATTGCTCATGAGTTTGTTCCAAACAACGTTTCGTCGATAAGTGGCATTTGTTGACTCTAGTCCGTCGATGCTGAAAACCACATAGTCTTGTGGCTGGTTCAAGATCTTGCCCAACTCATACCACCAGAATGTGGTTTGTAAGCCTCCGTTTGTGTTCATACCCAACACAATATCGGGATTGACTTTTCTAAACTCTCTGTAAATGTCTAATGTGTGTTTACCTGCGGCAGGATCGCCGTAGTTACCACACATGAACATTTTGTCTAGTTGTCGAATTTTTCCTTCATCAAACACCTTTAGAATTTTATACAGATCTAGATGATGTTGACGATCTTTTTTAAAATCTGGATCAGTTTCTCGGGCACACAATGCACATGCGGCCTGGCACACGTCTGTGGACTCTAAATGTAAAACTTTTATATCACGCAAGATCAAAATCCGTATTGTAACTGGTGAAACCGTTCTCTTTGATCACCTTGAGAATGTTCTCCACACGCCCGGCAAGTTCGTCTCGATGACTCACAAGCCAGATTGATTTGTGCCGTTCTCTACTCATTTTTTTGAGCAGGGCTAGTGCGTTCTCTACACCTTGTGTGTCTAACCCGTTGTCAATCAGTTCATCGATGAACAACAAGTTAATGGGTGAGTATAAACTTTCCCATACATCACGGAACGCCCAACTCATGCTCAAGATCAATCGGTTACGTTCACCACGTGATAAGTTGTCAAAGTCCAGTTCACGACCCAGTTCTTCGATGCTTACAGTTAGATCATTCTGGAACTTCACAGTATGCGGCAAGCCAATGCGATCTAAATAGTGTGTGAGTCTTGCGTTCAAGTAACTCAAGTTTTGATCAATGATTTTCTTGCGCACAAAACTGTCTTTGGATGTCAATAGTTTGAGCAAGAAGTCTTGGTGATCTTGTACTCGAGTGAGTTCGTTTAAGGTGTCGTATGACACAACTTGTAAGGCTTGACCTTGCATGTCAGTGATTTGTTCTTCATAAGGATCTGCATCTGCTTGACGTGCAGTCAAATCTTTGCGCAGTGTCTCCACAGTATTGCGATGGTTCAGTGCTTGCTCGAGCGAATCATAAAACACAGTGGGTGCTGTGCCCAACGCACCAATGTTAGCAATAGTATCTTCGTGCTCCTGGCGCTGTGTGTCATTAGCCAAGAGTTGTAGTGCTGTTTCTTGTACCAAGGCCTGTTTGGCCTGCTTCAACTCATCTTGTTTGTCATCATGCAAGTCTTGGCCACATGAGTGACACCGGTGAGCATCTAAGGCCTCAATCTCTATTCGGAGTTTGTCTAAAAGTTTCTTGAGTTTAGCATCATCTGCGTCAATTTGACGAATGTATCGGATGGCATCGTCTAGGGACTTTTTCTTCACATGAAACGCTTCAAGATCTCTATGTGCTTGTACTTCGGCATCAATGTCTATGTGTTCAAGATCCGCAATGGCCTGTTCTAATTTTCCTACATCTTCATCACGCCGGGCAATCCACAGTCGTTGACGTTTACGCAGACTTTCGATTTGTTCCTCAATACGCTTGTTGGCTTCTTGTACAGCACGTATACGAAACTCTTCGGCTTGGATAGCATCTTTGGTCTGCCGGTTGAGTTCTTTGATTGCATCAGCACGTTCCGATAACAAAGTAATACCCAACAACTGCTCAATAATAGTGCGTTGATCATTAGCCTTCAAACTCAAGAACGGCTCTGTATAAGTGTTCAGTGCCAGCACATGTTTGAACATGTCATGACTCATGTTCATCACACGCTCGATAGCATCTTGTGTTTCTCTTGAGTCACCTTGTGCTTCGTCTTCAGCAGCCTTGTGTTCATTGTTGATATAAAAACGCAACACATTAGGTTTACGTCCTCGTTCAATTCTGTACTCTTGTCCGTTAACACTAAAGTCCAAACTGACCAACATGTTCTTGCCATTGGTTTTGTTTACTAGATTGTCTTTGCGGATGTTTGATAATGCCTGCCCATACAAGGCATAACTTAGTGCATTGATGATTGTGGTCTTACCAGTACCGTTGCGACTACCATCCCCGCCTAGATCTAGATTTTCGCCAAGTACTAAAGTTAGGTCACTGCGGTCAAAGTCAATACCTTGAGTAGCGGCACCCACACTCATAAAATTCTTCACGGTTAAATTTTTAATTTGAATCAAATGTCAACTCCGTTATCTCTAAGCATTATAGCAATTTCGTTGGTATTTGTAAACCAGTTGGCATAGTCATTGTGGGGAACTTCGATACAATATTTTAACCAAATAACATAGTAAATCACTGCCTGAGACCAAACATCGGTTATGTGTGATAGATCGCAATGTTGACCGGTGATAATATTAGACAAAATATTTTTTGCGTTTGTTGCTGGACCAATATATTTTGCATTGGCTCTACGCCATTCACGCCACAAGTCATGAAAATGATCGGTCTTTACAATTGAGTTCAATACACTGTAGAATTTATCATAATCTTCATATATTTCACCTACATCTAAGCATTGTTCGTTGGTGGCTTGCCAAGCATGCCTCAACGGGTGATCACGCAGAAATAAAAAATATTTTTCTCGTTGTGCCCAAGAATCTTGAGTGTTCCAGATGTCTATAGGTAATTGCTCTTCAAGAGTGCTATCCATGGCTTTTTCAATCATGGCCCTTGCCACAACTGGCCATGAAAATTTTGAATAGCAAATTTTTATCACAGTTGCATTGGGAAATGTAGACCGAAAAGCGTCAGATTTAGAATCGTTGTTGCCATTGTCTACAAGCACACAATAATTTTTATCAGGACAAAACTCAACACCATTTGGCCAATACCCGTGATAATATTTGGGAACAACCAAATCAAGATCATGACTGTTACCGTTCTCAGAAAATTTTAATTGTTTTTTTGGCCTTACAAAATTGTTGCCATGTAGAGTCAGCACAGCATTGATAAAATGTCCAAACCCTCCACCAGGATACCAAACGCAATAAATCATTTTTAATTTGAATCGCTGAGTATAATTTTGTTGCCGTAAAGCAAGTGATATTGTATCCAATCTGCGGCAAAAAAGTCGATGTTGACTTTGCCTTGTTGCCACGTTGTGGTAACAATAAATTTATCCAAGTTAGCAGGAGTGTAGTTACAAATTTGATCAAGTATGTTGGGAGCAAGATCAAGACCTCCTAGTGTAATTTTTTTGAGAGAAACAGAGGCTGCCTCCGAACCCAATTGTTTTATGTGAAACAAAAGTTGATTGGGAATGGAAAATTTAAAATTTAATTCCACAACTGAATTGTTGATTTTTGATATTTCTGCAATCAACTGGTCACGGTCTTGTAGTGTCACACACATGTTATCTGACACATGACTAAATTCTAAAATAAGTCTAAGGTCAGTAGGCATCTAAATTAAATTTCAGTTTATTGCGACAAAGATCAACTAACTCTTTGTGATATTTTTGTCTTGTGTCTGCATCTACATGAGCGGTGCTCCATTCACGCAAATTATTATTTTTTATCATGATACCATGCTTAGATATATTTCTTTCTAATCCAGTGCCAGGTAAAATTGTCAAAGGACTAAGAAATAATCTTACAATTGTATCATTGTATTGTACCCGATCTTGAAACCATTGTTGCGTAAATTCAAAATCTGCAACGGTTTCTGTAGGATAGCCAGTGATGATCATCAGTATGATTTTGACATTGTATTTTTTGGCCATTTCGAGATGATAGTCGATGTCTTCGTTGTCAAAATATTTTCCAAGATTTTTCCTCACATGAGGAACCACACTTTCGATTCCTAAACTCAATGTAGCATTTGTGCCACTCAATTGCTCCCACATGATTTCAGGATGTTGACTTTTTGGTCTTACTATAAATGAACCATTCCAACTGATTTGTTCTGGACGATATCTGCCTTGATTATAATCATACATGATTTTTAATAATCTTTTAAACTCTTTGAGATTACCATTGGACAAACTACTTCTAAAATCAAAATCTCTCATGTTATACTGTTTGATTTGGAATAACATTTCAGCAAATATTTTTTCAGCACTTCTTGATTGAAATTTTTCCCAATATTCGATGATGTCGCAAAATTCACAACTTCTCACACAACCCTTTGCGTCAACTAATGGCATAAAACTTTGTGAGTACAAGTAAAAATTATAGTCTGACCAGTCTGGGTAAGGCAAAGAATCAAGATCTTTAACAGGTTGCCATATGTCGGAATTTATTCCAGGATAGTTAAAATTGCCTTTGACATATTCTATTAGAGCCTGATCGCCATCGCCGGCTATCCAATCATCAACAAGGCCTCTGTTTTTAATAACGTTACGAAAACGATCATTTATATTGGCCACTTGAAATTTAATTCCTGGACCCCCAATTACAATTTTTACGTTAGGGCACAGTTGTCTAAGTATCAAACATAACCATGCAGTAAAATTTTGACACTCATAGGTTAACAAACTTAGTGCAATAATAGTTGGTTTTTCTTTAACTATTCGATTGGCACAATAAAACAATATTTTAGATATTTCTTGTACAACCCAATCGTCGGCACCTTGTGTTTTGAAAAATTTCTTAAGATTATCTTGTTCAGGATGTGATCTAATTTTGACTAAAACTTCTATGTTGAGATCAATGGCTGTTGATTTGATGTTGGCCCGGGATAATGACGCTTTTAACACAGCCGGAGCAGCCATTGGGGCATGCATACCTTCGACCAAAGGCACACTTGCAATAACTACGTGATGGTTGTTGATAGTTGGTTCACTCATAGAGTCTGATAGATCTTCAACAATAACTTGTTGTCGTAGAATTCTGAATCAATATTGGTAATTTGATCAGTAACAATCTGATCCACTGATTCAAATTTGACTTCACCTGGCGCCATGTCAGTGTCCACAGATGAGTTCTTGTTGGGTATCAAAGCCATCTCTCTTAGCCCGTATTCTTTAATATAGGTTTCTTTGATAAAATTGGCTTCTTCATATGATATTTCAATATCTAGTTGCACACGCACATGCATGTCTTTTGCAAGTAAGGTGGGTGCATTATCAATGATGCTGGCCAGGCCTAGCACACGATATCTAGGTTGATCAGGCCAGGCATGATACACAGGATCTTGTCCCCATTCAATAATGGTCAAGCCACGTTCGTCGTCTCCGGCGTCGGCATAGTTGTGTGGGAAACAATTGCCAATGTAGGTAATGTTCTTTTTGGTCTGACGCTTGTGAAAGTGTCCAGTGAACACATGCTCAAAGTTGTTGAAGTCTTCCCTGCGCACTTCGCCGTGATCCGGCATCTCTACCATGGCGTTCATCATGTACCCAGGTAGTTCAAAGTGCCCAAACATGTACTTGCCCTTTAGTTTGGGTATGCGTTTGTGGTCATCGGCTACAAGCCAAGGAGCAATGACAACGTCGCCACTGCTAAACCAATCGTTGCATATCTGTACGCGAGGGAGATGCTTTGCCCATTCCACACTTTGTATGTCGCGCTTATCTCGATAATACAAATCATGATTACCAGGAATGAAATACACGTTTTCAAAATTATCATTCATGTGCTCCAGTGCCCTGAGGCTGTAGTTTAGGGTAACAATATTTAGGCTGGCACGGTTGTTGTGCCAGTCGCCAAGAAACAAACAGGTTTCACAACCTTCTGATCGGGCCTTGGCAGTGGCCCATTTTACAAAGTTCAGGCAGTCCTCGTTGTGTTGAGTGCTGTTGCTTTTCAAGCCAAAGTGAATGTCTGTGAAGACCGCGGCTTTACGAAATAGGTTAGTCATCCTGCTATTATACTACTCATCAAGACTAGATACAACCGGTCCGGACATGGCAGCCATGCTGTGTTTGCCTGAGTTCTGGCGAGTCCATGAAGGATTGAGCCCGTTCATTTCCAAAATGTCGTCTCGAATGTTTTGATTTTTCTTTTCAATGTTTAGGATACGAGTGAAACTATTAGTGATAGCGGCAGTATAATACGCAAAAGGGTTCTGCGATTTTGACTCGTCAAACTGCAATCCGATTTGACTGAGTTGCAACAGGGCTTGTCCCCGCATTTCTTCGTTGTATGTGTACCCACGCCAGTTACTCCTTGTAGCATATCTTTCGCATAGTTTCATGAACATGTTGGCCAAAGTTCGAGTCATTTTGCCATGTTCTTTACAGAACTCGCCTGTGTCTAAGTCACCCCGCCAGTGGCTTTTACCCACCACAAACGGCACCTTGTTGTCATCAATTCTGTAATGCCAGAACGGGGGAAAGTTAACTCGCATGTGAGTAGGATTCAAAATTGGCTCCTCCACAAGGTCCGCTAATGGATCTTCTACAACATCATCCAGTTCCAACAGGTCTTCTAACCGGCGCTTTTTGGCTTCAGCCTTGGTGATCTTCTTGGCGGCCATGGGAATATGATCCCAACAAGTGATACGGAACACAATGTCTGTGTTGGGTATCTTTTTGGGATCCACTATAGTACCTTCGCGTTTGAGACGATCTGCTCGATTACGTCTAGCCTCAGCCACAGTCTTTTGATTGATCTTACTGACACTGGGCAAGATGATGTCAAATTGATGATCCAGCGCAGGGTCTCGAAAAGTGCAGTAGGTGTTTTTACTTAGGTGAATCTCTTTGAGGATATCTCTATTGTTGAGATAGTTTGTTTTGGGTGTAGCACGTACAGTTACAGTCATTAACTGGATTCCTTTAAAATATTACTTATTGTAACACATTCTTAGTACTTGTCAACCTTTTATAAACATAGCAGTTAATTTTTTGGGTAAATACAGGGTCAAGGAACAAACATGGATGAAGAAAATTTTATCTGGACCGCACCCGAAGATGTGCCTGCAGAAATACAGCCGGACGGTGCTGTAACAGAAGACAACTCAGGTGAACAGGTGGCTGATGAGGCCGGCAATCCCGCCTGGTGGGACGACACCTATCCAGGACAAATAACAGACACAGCCGCAAACCCTACTCAAGATGCATACGGTTTAAACATTCTCAATGCTGAACAAACAGCACAAATAACAAGAAATATCAATCCAGCATTTATCAACAACTTTGTTGATCCCAACACACCAACTGCACAAACTGTCCAGAATGCAGTGAATAAAACTGCCACAGCAGTGAAACCGGGCCAAAGCAATCTTGCTGGCCCGCCAGATTCGTTTATTAAAGATGCAAATGGTGAATGGGTAGAAAACCCAAAATACGCTGTCAACACATCTGCCGCACCAGTATCTGTGTATGTTGATTCAAACGGTGTTGCGTTCAATCCGGTAACAGGACTATCGTATCCTGTTAATTCACAAGGACGACAACTACTGCCTGCAAATGTAGCAATTACTCAAGAACAACAACTTAGAATTAATCAGTTCAATCACACCCCAACAAATCTGGCACCCACTGCTGTTGCTGATCCAGAAGTAGGACCACGCACAGAATACCGCCAGACAGTGGCCGCGGCCGCCCGCCAAAATTCTTATTCAGAAACTCCTAATCCTTTCTTGACAAACATTGAGGAGGCTGGTGCCGCAATTGCCAGAGGTACTGCAGGCATTGCAACCGCAAATCAAACTATTCAGTCAGCACAACAAAAAATTGTGGATAGTGAAAGTATTATTGCACAGCAAAATGCTGAGTTGGCCGATCCTAACATCAGTGCAGAACGCCGAGCAGAACTTGAAGCCAACAACGCCGCTCAGGTACAAAATATTTTTAACCAAACACAAAGCGTAACTGAAAATCAAGCCTACATTACTACCACACAAGACACAATACAATTCAACGAAGCAAGCATCAACGAGAACGCCGCAGTATATCGAGACAGTACTGGTCCTTCAAACACCACTGTGGTTCCGATCAACGTTGATCCCAACGTCACAGCAACCGCTGCCACTGGTGCGGCAGTGAATCCAACTACCACTGCCGCGGCAGTCAATGCTAACACAGCAGGTATAGCAACCACAACCGCCACAACTGCCACCGCACCATTCTTTGGTGCCAATCCTGATGCTGAACAAGAGGCGGCAGCGGCTGCGGAAGTGGGTCGCCAACTGGCACAACGCCAGCAGGTGGTGGCCACTCAAAGACGTATCCCCAACAACAGTGACTGGCGAGTACGGTTGCAGTTGGCTCCCAGCGCTCAATACCTATACAATGCACCACAACCAGGTATATTGTGGCCACTAAGACAAACTGGTGGAGTGATATTTCCGTACACTCCCAAAATTGAAATAGGTTACAAGGCCGACTACGAAAGTTATGCATTAACCCATAGCAATTACAAAGGATATTTTTACAAGAGCAGTTATGCAGATGCTGTGAACATGACGGCTTCATTTACAGCACAAGACACAACTGAAGCGCAGTATTTGTTGGCGGTGATACATTTCTTCCGTTCAGTGACCAAGATGTTTTACGGCCAAGACACAACAGATTTTCGTGGAGCACCACCTCCCTTGGTTTACCTGACAGGTCTGGGCGAGTTTCAATTCAGTCAACACCCATGCGTGGTGTCCAGTTTTAATTATAACCTACCTAGTGATGTGGACTACATACGTGCAAGATCAATCAATGTAAATGGTACCGATTTATTGACTCGTCGAAGCAGACAAGACTTGCCAACCAATCCTATTTCGGGTGCAGTGGCCCGACTACAAAATCTTTTCAGCAGTCAAGGCATAAACAAAGGTGCATTGTTCTACCCACCTGGTCCACCCACACTGGGAGAAAATCAACCTACTTACGTACCAACTAAATTGGAGATTTCATTGACCCTGCTACCTGTACAAACACGCAATCAAGTTAGCAAACAGTTCAGCGTTAAAGAATATGCCAATGGCAATCTACTCAGAGGAGGATTCTGGTAATGGCCACATACAATGCAACCAGTCCTTACTATACCACAGGATACAGTCAGTTCTTTTTGGACACAATGACCAACAGACCCATACCCAAAGAAACTGATGATCAAATCATGTTGATCAATCAAACCTATCAGTACAGGCCAGACCTCCTGGCCTATGACTTGTACACTACACCGGCCTTGTGGTGGGTGTTTTATCAACGCAATCCCAACACACTCACTGCCCCTCCCTTGGACTTCAAGGCTGGCGTACAAATCTATCTACCCAAAATCACTACACTAAGAAGTGTGTTAGGATTCTAAACATGGCAAGCAATCCTTGGGCCGCTGACGTAGCGAGAATTCAAGCCGCAATCAAACAAACCGTAGCAAACATTGCTAGAGACGAAGCCTCACTGGCACAAAATCCCGGCAACACAAGATTACAACAGCAAATTGAAAGCGGCCGAACCTATCTAGCCGGCCTGCAACAGCAATTAAACACATTTTTAATTGAGTTCAATAATTTTGCCGCACAGCCAGTGGCCAGTTCAGGCGCCATTGTGGGCAATGCTAACCTGGCTCGAGATGAAGGGGCCAATGCTAACCGCCCACCTACTGGTCAAGAAGTAATCACTCCTACTGGTCGCATTGTGCCTGAAGGGGCGCCAGCAGGCACAAATGCTCAAGCAACTCCCACAAGCGAACGCAACCCCACAAACGGTACAGATGCCAACGTAAGGCCACTCTCTCAAACACAAGCCATCAACAACCTAAGTAATGCTGGTGCTGGGCCAGCACGGTCCACCGCTGGTTTTGCCGCAAATGACCCTCGCAGAACAGACACCGGTGGTCCAGGAGCAGGGGCAAGGGGAGATGACAACACCCCACAAACACCTTCAGTTGTGGTCAATCAACTGGATAATCTCTATGCGGCCAAAAATAATTTTATAACTTCAAAATCTAATGTGCTTGACGATTATTACAGTTATACCTACTCGCTCAGTTGGTATCTGGTAGACCCAGTGGCCTACAACGTCACTGTTGATCAAATTAAAAAAAATCTCAACGGATATTACTTGCTGGCACAAAGTGGCGGAGCCGGAAACAGCCCAGGCACCAGCGGTTATACCATGCCCATGGATATAAATTTTGTACAAAGTGGAGTGACACAATCGGCCACTGGACCAACTGCTCCAGTTGGTGCTTCTCGAAGCCCTTTCTTCAATCTAGATTATTACATAGACAATCTAGTGATTCACACAGCCTATCCTGGTACGTCTGCCAGTGGCGGCCCTATAAAAGTAATTAACTTGTCCTTTACAATTAGTGAACCCAACGGATTTACTTTGCCAAGAAATTTATACAACGCAGTTCAAGACATGTTTGCAAAATCTAATAAACCTGATCTGCGAGCAAATTATGCCGCTGGAATGTACTGCATGGTCATACGTTTCTATGGATACAACGACAGAGGTGAACTGGTTGTACCCATAACCAACAATGTTGGCAGCACAGATCCCAAGGCAGCCGTGGAAAAATTTATCTTTTTTCAAATGAACAGATTTGATTATGCTATGGGCAGTAAACTGATGGAGTACAAAATAGAAGGAGCCACACCCGAAACTGGAATTGGATACAGTACCAATCGAGGTAGCATTCCTTTTAACGCACAATTTACAGGAAACACAGTTAAAGATATCTTGGTTGGACAAATCAAACAGCAGACAGCAAGCCAGGCAGCAGGTGATAACACAAGAAATGGTGTACCAATCGTCTCTGCGCCGCCAAACAACACAGGCAATGATCCCAACACCTTTAACCCCCAGGGTGTGGCATTTGGGGCAGGAGGACTATAATGGCAACTACACTTACACCTGGACAAAGATATTCTAGAGCACTGAACCCAAATTCAGAAGGAGTATACGGAAATCCTATTACTGCAAGCACAACCACCGCACCACCCAACGCCGCTGCCGCTCCCAAACCTTCTACAAACACAGTGGGCACAGGTCTTGTGGCAGCATTGAACAATGATCAACTGAATTTGTTAAAAATTGGAAAAATTGAACAAGTTGACGTGTATGAAATAAAATTTGGCGACAGTATTATTGCTGATGCATCAATGGTGACCGGCGAAGGTCTTGACAAAGCACTAGCAGTTGGGGCCAACGGTGGCACCGCAGCCGACAGACTATTGCCCAGCAAGCAGAGCATGAATCCAAAATCTCGAGCAAGAGCAGCCACTGTTGGACAACAAATTGTACAATTTATTGAACAGACCATAAGAGGCAGTACCTACATACAAAATCAATCCACACAGATTTGGAATCAATCAACCGGCAAATTTCAACCGCAAACACGCCAGCAACAGGCAGAACAGTTTGCCTGGTTTCAAATTCTATGTGATATAAAACAACTTGAGTATGACAACTTGCGAAATGACTATGCTTATCGCATGACATTTACAATTGTACCTTTTGAAACTCCCATGCTGAGTACATATTTTCCGTCAGGAAAATACAGAGGAGTACACAAATCTTATCAATATTGGTTCACAGGCGAAAACAATTCAGTTTTGAGTTTTGAACAATCGTATAATGCTCAATGGACTCAGGCACTGACAGGCACAGGAGCACCAGATAATCGTGTGCTCAAGGTCAATGATCAAATCAATCCGGGGTATGTGCAGAGATGGAAAACCAATGCGTTTCCGGCCAGTAATCAAAGCAATCAAGGTGGAGACAAACTCACCAATGAGCCCGGGGCCAACGCCGCTGATTTTCTTTACACTTCTGACTTACACGAAGCAAAAATATCCATAGTAGGAGACCCTGCTTGGTTGCCTGTACCAAACATTGTAACTGCCGACAGATTATTTTCAGCAAAACCTTTTTTAAACGATGGTGCTATCAATACCACTGCCAGCGGTGCATATTTTCAAATCACCTTTAACACTCCCGCAGATTACAATCCACAAACTGGATTGATTGACCCATCAGACCCAGCGTCCTCAACTGTGGGCAGTGATGGACTCAACACAGTGTCAACTATATACATGGCATTAGATGCAGTGTCCACATTTAAAAGTGGTAAATTCACACAAGAGTTACGCGGGACATGGGTCACATATGACAAAACTGAACAGGCACAGCCAACAGTGCGTGAAACCACAACACCAGTTGACAACACGGCTCGGGTCGCTCAACAAAGACAGCAACAACAAGAAACACGAAACAAAGCAGTGGCATCTCAACAGACTGGTTTGGCCAAAGGTGTGCAACAGATTTTGAATCCAGTTGATGTGCCGGCCACCGCGGCTGATGCTGAGTTACGTGGATCACCTGCCTATGTTGAAGCCCGTAAAGCAGGCAAAAATGATGTACAGGCATTGGCAGTTGCAAGAGCCGCTTCAGCAGCCGGTACAAATAATAATCAAGGCACTGCACTTCCTGGCATACGTACAGGACCACAGCGCATAGTCAAAGACGGCAACCCAGGATAAGGAACAACAATGGCAGAAAACCTAGAGCGAAGTTCAGGAAGATCAGAAAATTTTAAATTTGATCGCGGCGGTACCCCTGCTGAGATGGGACCGTTTGTGGGTGTGGTCAAAAACAATGTGGACAGCATTAGATCAGGGCGACTATGGGTTTATATTGAACAGTTTAGTGGCAACAACCCTGAAGACAATCCCAGCGGGTGGCGTCTAGTAAATTACCTGTCCCCATTCTATGGTGTCACAGAAAAAACCAGTACCAGTACAGGTCCAGGCACCTACCCAGGCAATCAACAAAGTTATGGCATGTGGTTCACAACCCCAGACATAGGCACACGAGTTTTGTGTTTCTTTGTCAACGGTGATCCCAGCCTTGGCTACTACATAGGGTGCATACCTGATCCCGGTGTTAACCGTATGATTCCAGCAATTGGCGCGGTGCCCAAGAGTGAGTATGTCACCGGCAACCAAGCACAAGCGGCATATTTTGCAAATTCACCGCAATTGCCAGTTACTGAAATCAATAATGAAAACAAACAACTTGATGAAAATCCCAGGTTCTATGATCAACCCAAGCCTGTGCATTCAGTACAGGCCGCAATATATTTCCAACAGGGACTGAACAACGACCCCGAACGTGGACCCATTGGCTCAAGCGCACAGCGAGAAAGTCCCAGCACAGTTTATGGTATATCTACTCCGGGGATACCCATCTATGCTGGGGGTCAAGATCCCAACACAATTCGTAAACAACTCAGCGAAGGTTCCGTAAAGCCACAAGACGTACAAGTAACCGGTCGCTATGGCGGACATACCTTGGTCATGGACGATGGAGACCTTGACAGTAACAATGCCTTGTTCCGTTTAAGATCGGCCAAAGGTCATCAGATCATGATGAATGACTCCAACGACTTTATCTACATCGCTCATGCCAATGGACAAACCTGGATTGAACTGGGAGTGGAAGGCACAGTAGATGTGTATTCTACTAACAGTGTAAACGTGCGCACAGAAGGCACAATTAATCTTCATGCTGACAAAGATATCAACATGTATGCTGGTGGCAACATCAGCATGAAGAGTGGCGCAGCCACCAATATAGGTGCTGTGACCACAATGAACTTGGCGGCCGAAGCAGGTATGACTTTGTACAGCACAGCCGCATTGGGTGTGCGTAGTGATGGCAGTTTGAGTCTGCAAGGCGCCTCAAGTTCTTGGCAAGGTGGAACAAAACTAGCACTCAAAGCGGGACGTATTGATCTCAATGGCGGATCGGCCAAAACAGTGACACCTCCCAAACTGTATCCCAAACGCACACTAGACGACACCAGTTTTAACAACAGCACTGGTTGGCAAGTTAAAACAGGTGCATTGGAAAGTATTGTGACACGAGCACCCACACATGAGCCCTATAAATATCATAACCAGGGTGTGAGTGTGGTGGTAGATTTTGTTGATGGGCAACCCACACCACCTCCCACTGCTGAACCAGTGCCCGCAGGATGGGATTTTCAAGTTAAATGAACGTTTTTAAGTTTATCACACCCACAGGCCAACCAATTGAATTAACAGGGCCAGCAGGATCCACCTACGATCAAGCCTTGGCTGTTTTTAATCAACAATCCTCAACTGGTAGTCTAACAGGATTACGTGCTGGTGATGTACTAAACAGTTTGGTACAGGCCAAAGGAGGACTTGCTACGGCTCTGAGTCAAGTGACATCATCAATCACACCCAGCACAATATCTCAAATTGGTGCGGCCATAACCAAGATACCAAATCTTCCGGTACTGAACCCCACCACAATATCAACGTTTGTTAACACACCGGTCTTGGCAGGTAGTGTAGTGGGACCACTATCAACTACACAGGTACAAGGCCTGTTGTCAAGCACAGCGGCGGCAGTAAATCAACCAGCCACAGAAGTTACAAATGAAAAGGGACTGGGCACTTACGGACTCACACCAGATCAATTGCAACAGGCCGGCCTAATCAAACCCGGCACAGCAGACTTGATCAATCAAGATCCTGCAAACACAGTCAGCATACTCAGTAGTCCCACTGTATGGACCGGTGAGGGCGGCGCAGAAAATCTTGATTCGGTATTGACCAACTCCACATTACAGAGCGCGGCACAACAAAGTTGTCTGGCCAGCAGTTACGATAACTTATCTGAATTAGGTGTGGTATCGGATACTAAAAATAATGTGTTCGGTTCCGACACAGATTTAGGTGCAGTGGTCAATAATGCGGCCAATTATGGTACTGGCGCAACCACAGCATGGTTGAATAACACAGTAGGTGGCAGTGATATCGGTCAGTTGACCACTTCTGCAGTGCAATCCATATTTGGTATGAATTTTGGCTCAGTAAATCAGTCAGTTAGTGGCGGCGGGAATCCATTGCAAACAGGTGTTCAAACTCCCCGAGGTTATTCTAACACAGTGAATCGTTCAGTAATAGATACTGCTTTCAATAGCATAATAGGTAATAACAAAATACCCAGTAACATATTTGCCAATCCAGTGTTGGGAGTTGATGCAAGGGCGCAAAGTTCACAAGTGGCTGCAGTCAATCAGTCATCTTCAATTTTACTTACTAAACTGGCACAGTCATCTGCAGGATTAGCAGTACTATCTCAGGTGCCTGGCGCCAACCAGATTTTATCATTGATAAAATCAGGACAAGGACTTGTGAATCAAATACAAGGTGCTTCGCAATTGCTGAGCAAGATCAGTAATCTTCCAGGAGCAGCCGACCTGTTGAGTAACATACCCGGAGCATCGGATATATTGTCAAATATTGAATTTTCGTCAGCCGCACTTGACATACCACTTGATTTAGCCGAACTTGATATTTCAGCATTTGAATTACCTGCAGATCTATTAGGCGGCGCTGACTCAGTTCTAGCCGACGCCGCACCATTGGCCGAAGAGGCCTTTGAGTTTATTGCTAGTTTCTGGTAATGTTAGGATATAAATACTAGTATGGCCACATTTATCGGGTATAGCACTATTAATCAGTACAAAAAATTCACGCTTACAGACGGGGAATTAGTCAAACGTGATTTACTAAATGCTTTTAATATTCGTCAAGGATCCCTACCAGGACGTCCTGATTATGGTTCCACATTGTTAGATTATGTTTTTGAAAATCAAGATACCACTACACAGACCGCTATCTTGGCAGAGATACAACGAATTGCCGGCGGCGATCCAAGAATCTATCTCAGTGATGTAAATTATTATCCTCAACTGAACGGAGTATTAATAGAATTGCAAGTACAAATAGTTCCTAGCACCACAGCAGAAAGATTAAGCATATTTTTTGATCAACAAGCAAGACGAGCCAGTTTTGTTTAACTACGCCGTTTATTTTTGCAATAAATAAAAGAAACGGAATATTATGGCACGTACCACAAGACAAACAGTTGTATTTGGTGTTGAGGATTGGAAAAGAATCTATCAAACCTATCGCGAAGCAGACTTTCAAAGTTATGACTTTGAAACCCTACGCAAGAGTTTTGTAGACTACATACGTCAATACTATCCTGAAAGTTTCAATGACTATATTGAAAGTTCAGAATTTATTGCCATGCTAGACGTCATTGCATTCATGGGGCAGGCCATGAGTTTCCGCAATGATTTAAACACAAGAGAAAATTACCTAGGCACAGCCGAACGCAGAGACAGCGTGGTCAAATTGGCTGAATTGGTCAGTTACACACCCAAGCGTAATCAAGCCGCACAAGGTTATCTCAAAGTATTCAGCGTACAGACTACAGAAAATGTCACAGACTTTAATGGTGTAAATTTAGCCAATGTTACTATAAACTGGAACGATCCTACCAACTTCAACTGGGTCGAACAATTTACTGCTATCCTTAATGCTGCCTTGGTCAACACACAACGTGTGGGTCGTCCAGGTGCCAAACAAACTATTGTAGGAGTTGACACATCAGAATACAGTATCAATTTAGTTCCTGGATTCTTGCCAGTAATTCCTTATACTGCCGCTGTGGACGGCATTGCTATGCCGTTTGAAGCAGTGAGTTCAACTTCTGTAGGCCGAGACTATGTGTATGAGCCTAGTCCTCTACCTAACGGTATTTTCAATGTGTTGTTCCGTAACGACCAACTGGGTTTTGCCAGCGCCAATACAGGTTACTTCTTTTACTTCAAACAAGGTGTGTTGCAAAATCAAGACTTCAATCTCGGAGAACGTATTGCCAATCGTACAGTTCCTATCAATATTGAAGGGGTCAACAACCAAGATCGTTGGTTGTATCAATTGGACACAGTGGGCAATGTTCAATTTGAATGGCAGTATGTGCAAAGTGTGTATGCCGCCGCTACAGAACAACTGGCACCAGATCAACGAAAATTATTTTCTGTGGTCAGCAGAACCAATGATCAGATCACACTCACATTTGGTGATGGTGTGTTTAGTACCATACCAGTGGGAACATTCCGTGCTTATGTTCGCGCATCAAACGGATTGGGATACATTATCAATCCTGAAGAAATGCAGAGTGTGGTCATACCCATCAGTTATGTAAGCCGTACGGGACAAATTGAAACTATCACATTCACTTGCGGCATCACACAACCTGTGAGCAATGCACAACCTCGTGAGACACTGGATGAAATCAAGCAACGTGCGCCTGCTAGATATTACACACAGAATCGCATGGTCAATGGTGAAGACTACAGCAACTTCCCGTTTACTCTTTACAACTCAATTATCAAAAGTAACGCACTGAATCGTGCCAGCATTGGTACCAGTCGTTATCTTGACCTAGTAGACAATACCGGCAAGTACTCAAGTACCAATACCTTTGGCAGTGATGGTGCTTTGTGGGAAGAAAATCAACTGCCCACTTTTAACTTCACCTGGCTCACACGTAATGACATAGCCACAGTGGTCACAAACAACATTCAGCCTTTGTTGGTTTCTACTGGATTAGATCAATTCTATTACGCAAATTTCCCCAGGCCCAATCTTGAAGTATTGAACTTCACCTGGAATCAAAGCACCACACTGGCAAATGAGACCACTGGTTACTTTGTAAACGCATTGGGTTTTCCTGCTGCCATCGGAACTTACAGTAGTACTGTGGGCAAATACATACAAGTGGGTTCTCTGGTACAATTTGTACCCCCTACCGGCTACTACTTTGACAGCAACAACAGACTCAAACTAGGAACACCTAGCCAGGACAACGACAAGTTGATTATCTGGGCCAGTCCCACTGCAATTGTGCTAGACGGGACCAATCAAGGTCAGGGCAATTTTTCAAATGGCACAGGGCCAGTTACACTCAATAACTTTGTACCCACAGGTGCTATCCCTGTTGAGGTTATCCCGCTGTTTGTGACAGATTTACCCAGCACCACAATAACTGACATTACCAATCAAATCGTATTATATCGTAATTTTGGACTGGGTTACGATAACACCACAGCCACTTGGTACGTGATCACCAGCACAAATTTAGCAGTTGATGCACCATTCAGTTTGGCCAATGCACAAAGTACATCGGGAACCAACCAAGATGCTAGTTGGTTGATACAGTTTGTTACTAACGGCACCACATATACTGTGACCAGTCGTGCGCTGTTTTACTTGTTTGGGTCCGTGCTACAAACTAGATTTTTCTTTGAAACTGCTCAACGCATTTATGACAGCCGTACAGGCACAGTGATTGCTGACTTTGTGAATGTATTAAAAACCAATTCAAGACCCGATACAAATGTTCCGTTACCTGGCGACATTCGAATGGCCATTGTTGGACAGCCAGTAGAAAGTGATGGCTTTGTTGATGACTATCAGGTGTTTGTGAGTTATCAAGATTCAGACAGCGATGGTGTGCCCGATGATCCGGACTTTTTTGATGAGATTGTGGCGCCCACAGTGAACCCCACTACCAAATTGGTATTCTTTGAAAAGACCGTGGACTTTGACAATCTGCAACGCTACCTGTTAGTAGAACCCGGACGTGTAGTCTCTGAATATGCCACCAAAGACGACATCGAAGTAGTATTATCGCAGTTCGTGCCCGGTCAAGTATTTTATGCTTACAATCAAACCATCACAGTTGGTCCATTGGCCGGTCAACTGGGTGCGTTCTATGAACTAGTTATTAGTGGCACCGGTGTTCGTAGTCTTGTGGAAGTGTCAGGTGATTGGTTGGCTAGAGTTGGTCGCCAAAGCCTGTACTATCAATACAGACACAACGCCGCATTGACCAGTAGAATTGATCCAGGCACAACCAATATTATTGATCTCTATGTGGTCAACCAAGCCTACTACACTGCTTATCAAAATTGGTTGCGTGATGTTACTGACACAGTTCCTAAACCCGATGTCCCTACTATAGATGAACTTAATACAGCCTATCAAGGACTTAATGACTACAAGATGATCAGTGACAATGTGATTGTAAACAGCGTGGTATTCAAACCATTGTTTGGTCCCAAGGCCGCTAAAGAATTACAGGCCACAATCAAAGTTATTCGTGCAGCCGATAGTACAGCCAGCGAAAGTGAAATAAAAAATCTAGTGGTAGCAAATTTGAACAATTATTTTAGTATTGACAAGTGGGACTTTGGGCAAACATTCTATTTCTCAGAATTGGCCGCTTACATCCATTCCAACATGGGCGGAGTAGTAAGTTCGGTTGTGCTGGTACCGCTGGACCCATTAAAGAGTTTTGGTGACCTATATGAGATACGCAGTGGCCCTAGCGAGATATTTGCAAATGGCGCCGGAGTCAGTAGCGTGGAAGTGATTACTGCATTGACCAGTACCAATATTAGAACTGCACCTGGCAGTGGAGTAATCTAATGGCCATACGCACTGTTGATTTTTTACCTGATATATTTCAGACTGTTCCCAACAAACAATTTTTAAATGCCACCCTGGATCAACTGGTCCAAGAGCCTTCATTTAAGAAAACACAAGGTTATGTAGGTCGTAGGGTTGGCCCCGGTGTCAATCCCAACGACTACTATGTACTAGAACCTGATGCCACTAGAGCCAACTATCAGTTGGAACCAGGTGTTATCAGTCTCAAACCTGACACCACTGACATACAAGATGCCATCACATATCCAGGCATCACAGATGCACTGGCAGTTCAAGGTGCCAACACTACCAAGAGCGATAGACTTTATACCAGTGAGTACTACACTTGGGATCCGTTTGTTAGTTTTGACAAATTTGTAAACTACAGTCAGTACTATTGGTTACCAGCAGGCCCCGATTCAGTAGATGTTTATGCAACCGAGATACCATTAACAGATAACTTCACAGTCACCCGCTCTACCAATGCTTACACCTTTAGTGGTGTGATTGGTAACAACCCTGTGATTACCCTGGTACGTGGCGGCAACTATACATTTGATGTGAGTCAAACTGGAAACGCATTCTGGATTCAAACCGATCCGGGCATCAACGGACAATTACCTTACGCTCCTAACATCAGTAGTAGAACTGTTGCAGGAGTATCCAACAATGGTGAAGACTTGGGTACAGTTAGTTTCTATGTACCATTTAAAAATGCACAGCAATTCTACTATGATTTAACCAACCTTGGCAACGTGGACTTGTTGTGTGAATTGAGTTATGAGCAATTAAATGGCATGTATCTTAGTGACATTATTGCTGATTATGGTGGTATAGATGGAATCACCAATCTCAACAACAAGACTCTGGTATTCACAATCTCCCCCACTTTCCCAACCAACAACGTTTGGCAAATACAATACACTTATGATATTGATGGTCTGCCTATTGTGAATTTGGCTCCTATTGCCACAGTAAACACGTTGACCAAATTCAGTATTTTGTTTGGTACCAAATGGGCCAGCACAACCTGGTACAGTGACGCCAGTAGCGCAATCACTGAAGTTCCGTTACTGACTGCAATCAAAGACGTATTATGGTACCAAGATGGTACCAACCCAGACATATTTGGTCAAATTAGATTGGTTGATCAAGTCGACAGTTCAACTATCAATGTTGTTACAGATATTTTAGGCAAAAAGAATTATACCAGTCCCAATGGCGTGGTGTTTACCAACAACCTTAAAGTGCAATTTCTTGCACCAGTTGTGCCTACCAGTTACGCCAATCAGGAATACTATGTGGCCGGAGTTGGCACAGCCATTCAACTGTTGCCAGTTGTTAACTATGTCACACCAGAAACTTCTACACAAAGTGCCACAGTACCTTTTGATTCAACTCCTTATGATGTGGGTAACTTTGATGCCAGTTTGAATCAGCCTTTGGTCCCTGACTACCTGACCATAGCATTGGATTCCCCCGACCTCAACGCCTGGACACGTAGCAATCGCTGGTTCCATATTGATGTTATCACAGCCTCGGCCACGTATAATAACACTGTACCTCTTGTAGACAATGCATTTAGGGCCAAGCGGCCTATTTTAGAATTTCGCGGCGGCACAAGATTGTATCAAATGGGCACACAAGGCAAACAGCCCGTGGACATTATTGACTTTACCACAACCGATGCTCTCAGTACCATTAACGGAACTGTGGGTTATGGTGTTGATGGGTACACATTCATCGCTGGATCCAGAGTTATCTTTGCCCGGGATACTGACCCTGATGTCAGGGATAAAATTTATGTTGTTGAATTTGTCACATTCAGTGATGATGGCAGTTCATTTTCAGAGCCAGTTATTAATCTAGTGCCCGCAAGTGATGCTGACGTGCTTGTTGATCAAACAGTAGTCTGCCTCAGCGGAGATACTTTGCAAGGTATAAGTTTTTACTATGACGGTGTGCAATGGATTAGAGCACAACAAAAGACCAGCGTAAATCAAGCGCCGTTGTTTGATGTCTATGACAGTAATGGTTACAGTCTTAGTAATCGTGTGGTATACCCTAGTAGCACCTTTGCAGGATCCAAATTGTTTAGTTATGCCCTTGGTCCCGGACTAGATGACACTGTGTTGGGATTTCCGTTGCGCTATCTCAGTATCAACAACATTGGTGATATTGTGTTTGACAATAATCTTTACGCAGATACTTTTCTCTATGTCAAAGATAACGTAAGTTATACAAAAAATGTCAGCATAGGTTTTGTAAGACAATATGCCGACCGACTAGTTTATCAACGAGAACTTGGATGGCAAACAGCCGCGGTCAAGAGCAAGATTTACCAACAGTTTAGTTTTGTGTATGCGGTCAATACACCTTTGTTATTGGACGTGGCAGCCTTGCCAGTGGACACAGTTCCGTCTGTTAAAGTGTATATTGATAGCACCTTTCAAGATCCAGGAACATACACCTATGTCACAACTGACAACACCACAACAATAACATTCCCTAGTACTACAGTAATTGTTCCCGGTCAAGTGATTGAAGTATTGGTCCTAAGCGATCAAGCCAGTGCAGTGGGATTTTATCAAGTACCGATCAATCTTGAAAATAATCCTCTCAATCAAAATGCAGACAATCTCACACTGGGTACTATTAGAACGCATTATGATAGTATTGGCCAAAATCTTATTGGACTCACGGGCAAAATTAATGGTGCCAACAACTCACGAGATCTAGGCAACATTGTACCTTTTGGATTGAGCATACTGCAACAGAGTTCTCCAATGACCCTGGCCGGTTATTTCTTGCGCAGTCCTGAATACAATATTTTTGCCAGCCTTGAATACAACTCAAGAGAATACGAAAAGTACAAAGCACAGTTACTGAATGCCGCTGTATCTGGCGACTATGTGAATATGACTGTGCCCGAAATATTGACAGCAGTCATAACAGATCTCATCGCTGGCCGCACAAGTTCGAATCCTTTCTACTGGAGTGACATGTTGCCTGGTGGTAATGTGTACACTGAATCTGTCACAGTGATCACACCAATCTCCACACAAATATTTGATACAACACAGGTGTATAATTACACTTCGGCCAATTATCTGGGACTGCTGGTATATGTGAACGATCGATTGCTCACGAGAGATATTGAGTACGTGGTCTCCACTGATGCTCCTACATTGACCATTATAATTCCATTGGCAGTAGGCGACACAGTTGCCATTCAAGAATATGCAGAAACATATGGCACATTTGTTCCTAACACTCCTACCAAGTTAGGATTGTATCCTGCATTCGTACCTGAAATATATCTAGACACAACCTATGTTACGCCCAGGCGTGTCATACGCGGTCATGATGGATCAATCACTGTGGCATTTGGTGATTTTAGAGATCAATTGTTGTTGGAATTTGAAACTAGAATCTACAGTAACTTAAAACTGGATGGTAATCCTGTGCCCCTTACTGCCACAGAAGTTGTGCCCGGTCAGTTCCGTACAACAGATTATACGCTGGGAGAGATCACTGACATAGAGAGTCAAGATTTCTTGACCTGGGTTGGTTGGAACAAACTGGATTACAAATCACAAGATTACTTACCTAACAATGGATTTACTTGGAACTACAGCACAGCCAGTAACAAACTAACTAACAATCAACCTTTGGCAGTTGGAGCCTGGCGCGGCATTTACAATTACTTCTATGATACCATAAGCCCCAACACAAGACCTTGGGAAATGTTGGGCTTCAGCGTGATGCCCGTATGGTGGATCAACGAATATGGTCCTGCTCCTTATACCTCAGGTAACTTGGTTCTCTGGGATGACTTGGCTGCAGGCCTAGTACGAGACCCAGTGGCACCTTATGTGTTGCCGCAATATGCAAGACCCCAATTGACACAGGTGATCCCTTCTGGAAGTGAAGGCGCATTGTTACCTCCTATTGAAACAGTGGTTGGCAACTTTAACAGCAACAACTTCCAAAGAAACTGGGCAGTGGGTGATGATGCTCCTGTGGAGAATGCCTGGAGAACCAGCAGTGCATATCCATTTGCCATCATGCGAATGTTGGTACTAACACGTCCTGCAGAATTTTTCAGCCTGTTTGCTGATCGAGACTTGTACAAATACGACGCAGAACTTGGGCAATATCTCTATAATGGTCGTTATAGACTAGATGCCAACGGCGTTGAAGTATATGGCAATGGGGTCAGCAAGGCCAGTTACATTGATTGGATTGTGGACTATAATCGTGTGAGCGGAATTAATTCTACTGATGCACTCACAGCAGATTTGAAAAATCTTGATGTGCGCTTGTGCTACAGAATGGCAGCCTTTACAGGTAAAAATCTAATAGAAATTTATACTGAAAAGTCAAGTCCCAACAGTCTTAACTCAAGTTTGTTGTTGCCCGATGAAAGTTACAACTTGTTGTTTTACAAGAATGTGCCTTTTGATCAGTTGACCTACAGCAGTATAATTGTGCAATCAACTGCCAGCGGTTGGGCAGTCTACGGTTACAGTACCACACAACCGTATTTTAATATTTCGGTCAGTCGAGTCAATGGCACACTAGGAACAATCAGCGCCGGCGGATTTGAAGTTCGCGTGCCTGTGACTTACAGCAATCAAGTGGTACAGGTTCCTTACGGTTATGTGTTCACCAATAGAACACTATTGGCAGACTTCTTGTTGAGTTATGGCGCATTGTTGCAACAACAAGGTCTGGTATTCAGCCAAATGGAAAATGGTTATGTGCTTGACTGGAATCAAATGGTCAGCGAATTTCTGTACTGGAGCGGTCAAGGCTGGGCCGAGGGTAGTATTATCAACTTGAATCCTGGGGCCACACAGGTCATTGTGGAAAGGCCTGGCGCCATAGTTGACAGCATTGCACTACAAACCACAGAGAACATGGTGCTAAATGCTGATCGTACACCATTTGCCACTAGAGATCTTGTGGTCGAACGTCTAGACAATACATTTACTCTTCGCAGTCTCACTGCTGATACTATAAATTATTTCCACATCAAGTTTACGTCATATGAAAACATGGTTGTGCTGGACAATGCAAGTATTTTTGCTGACTTGATTTACTATCCTGCAACCGGTGCTAGACAAAGCCGAGTGCGCCTGATAGGTTCAACTACCACAGATTGGAACGGTCAACTGAATGCACCCGGCTTTATATTAAATCAAAACAACATAAAAGAATGGCAACCTCTGCGCAAGTATGCTCGCGGCGAAATTGTGTTGTACAAAAACTTCTATTATAGTGCAGTTGATATTGTGCAACCCAAAGCAAAGTTTGATTTCAATGAGTGGACTCGTAGTGACTACACCAAGATTCAACAAGGCTTGTTGCCTAACTTGCCCAACAAGAGTGATCAGTTGGCCAACACATACAATGTGTATCAAGCCAACCTGGAACTAAATCAGGATCTATTTGCCTACAATTTGATTGGCTTTACTCCCAGAGAATACATGGTTGCCCTCAACTTGGACAGCACCAGTCAGATCAACTTGTATCGACAGTTCCTTGGAACAAAAGGCACAGTGCGTGCCGCAGAAATCTTTACATTTGCTGACCTTGGTCGTGGCGTCAATGAATATCAAATCTATGAAAACTGGGCAGTACAACGTGGTGTATATGGTGCCAACGCCAATAGAAGTTTCTATGAGATGCGATTAAACGAAGCGTTGTTAACTTCAAACCCCAGTCTGATTCAAGTGGTCATTCCTGGTGAATCAAGTCTAGCCGAACAGACAGTGCTACTCAGCAACTTGTGGAATCAAAGTTACAAGATAACCAGCCCTGACATACTGACCACTACATTGGTCAAAGTAACAGATACTGTATTGCCCAGTGCTGGATATGTCAACATTGATGACGTTGATATCACAGTATTCAACATTGACAACACTGCTTCGTTAGCAGGAAATTTAAACAACGTCAATGTAGGAACCATAGTATGGGTAGCCAAGATCAACGACTACGATTGGGGCATTTACAGAACAGCACAGATACCCGGCAAGATTACTCAAATCAATAGCAATCTCAACGGCACAGCAGTTGTTACATTTAGTCAAGCACATGGACTAGTTGCAGACAATATTTTGCTGATCAAAAATTTTGGATCTGGTTTAGATGGCGTGTATCGAATATTAAACGTGCCAAACATCAATCAAGTCACTGTTGTTTTTTCTTTCTTGCAAACAGATCAGATTGTGGCCACAGGAATAGGAACACCTTTTACACTACAAACTCAACGAGTTGCACAAGGTAGTGATATTATCACACTACCATATGTCAATAATTTGATAGCGGGTAGTTATGCCTGGATCGACAGTAACGAAAACGGACTATGGCAAGTGGTGCAGAAGCAAGAAGTATTCCACACCAGCGGCCAACTTGAAGTAACTTCACCAGTTGCTGATAGCCAATTTGGTGCCAGCGTTGCGCAGGCTCGAGACAATGCATTTGCGTTTGTAGGCGCTCCTGGGTATGGAGACACACAATCAGGCGCACTTTACACCTATGTAAGAACATCGGGTAATCCGTTTACTCAGAACAGTATTATTCAATGCAACAATCCTGGCGCATATGGATTTGGATCTTCGGTCAGCATTGGCGATCAAACCTGGGGAGCAGTGGGTGCTCCAACCAGTATTGGTTCAGACTCTAGTGCAAACTCTGGATACGTGGCTACAATTTACAGATTCCCCAACAGTCCTACTTTCTTGCTGTCAACACTGTTGACTGTGCCGGATGCTACCTACATAGATTCAGGAAGCGAGTTTGGCACCAGCGTTGTTGTTAGTCCAGATGAACAATGGTTGTATGTTGGTGCGCCGGGCGTTAATCAGGTTCTCGCATATGGACTAGTAGAGGTGGCAACACAACTGGTGGAATATGTTACTGATGGAGTACAAAGCGTCTATCAATACAACCTTGATGTCATAATTGATTCTGGCGAGTATCAACAGTTGTTTGTAGTACTCAATGATCAGTTATTGACTTACACAACTGATTACACAGTAAATGCCACCACAGTTTCTTTAAATTCAACCCCAGTTAAAGATCTTGTGTTACGCATTGGTCGCCGTGTTGCTAAAACTTTTACTGGTAATGGAGTCACACAAACTTTCTCGTTAAACGAATACTTGTACAGCGCCACCAACATTTACAGTTTCAAAGTGGAAGTGAATGGCATAATCCAAAGACCCAATATTGATTATACATTCAGCAACAGCACTAGAAATATAACATTTGATTCTGGACACATACCAACTGGTACAATTGATGTATCAGCACAAAGTTATTATGACTACGTCGAAACATTAACTCCAGCCGGACTCTCTGGCGGCGAAAGATTTGGTCAATCAATCAGTTGCTCTACTGATGGCAGACAGATCATGATTGGTTGTCCCAACGACACATACGACTCAGTCGCTGATGCAGGCGCAGTCTACATATACGATCGTTCTGTGCAGAGATTTATTGTGACAGATGCCACTCAAACAGTATATCAAGTTGATACCTCTTTGGTATCTCCAACTTCGGTAATGTTAAAAAATCAATTCTTGACCAATACCGCTGGTAATGCTTCGGGAGATTACACAGTGACCGGCACCAATGAAATTACTTTAACTGTTCCTGCCGCAGTAGGAGACATATTAGAGATTGACGTAAACACCTTTAGTCTGATTCAAGTGGTTGGATCTAACGTGCCATTCCAGAGTGCAAACTTTGGTCAAGCAGTTGATCTCTGTATCAACAATTGCAGTTTGTACACAGGAGCACCTCAAGATGGCAGCGTGTTGCCCGAAGCAGGCTCAGTGGAGCGTCAAGTAAATCAAAGTCGCGTGTACGGAATAACAACATCAACTGTGAATGCCAGACTGAATCCTGGCAATACAATTAGAATCAACAACATGGAAGTGGCGTTAAGTACACCAACTGCGTGGAACAGTGCGCTGACCTATACAATCGGTACTATAGTTGAATACAATCAAGGTCTCTGGATTGCTATTAAATCTGTTCCTGTTGGCACAGCATTAAGCGACACCACGTACTGGCAGCCTAGCAGTTGGGCCGCAGTATTGGCTCAAGACATTGACAACAGCACAGTTCCTAATGTGATTGCTCGTGCAGGTGATGTCCCCGGCACACAAACGTTTGGACTACTCACTGTCAGCGTCAAGAATACAGACGCCGCGGCGCCAGGCAACAAGTTGACTGTGCTTCCTGGCCTAATTGGCAACATCTTTGACAGCCTGGGGTTTGAAACTTTTGTATATACTCAGACTATTTCTAGTCCTTATTCGGTGGCCTATGCAGGGTTTGGTAGCGCGGTCAACATTGACACCAGTGCGCTCACACTCACAGTAGGTGCACCGCGTGGTAACTTATATCGCCCCACAACATTTGATGGTGGACTCACATATTTTGACAGCAAAACCACAATATTTAATGGACCATTGATACAGAGTGGTGCAGTATACACATACAACTACTTTGCCAGTACAGATAGTTCTGTAACAAATCCTGGCAAGTTTGCATTTGGCCAACAAGTTTATGATCAAACAGTGACTGAACTAGATCAATACGGCACAGCAGTTGACTATACCAATGGTATATTATTGGCTGGTAGCCCAGGCGATGATCTTGGAGATAGTACATTGATTGCCCGCAACTACGGCGCAGTGTCTATTTTCAACAACCCCGATCTTTCCCCATCATGGAAAGTGACCAATCTACAGCAGCCAGTGGTAGATGTTGGATTAATCAATGGTGTATTTGCATACGATCGAATCACCAGTGCCAAGACCACTTTCTTTGATTTCATTGATCCATTGCAGGGCAAGATCTTGGGCGCGGCTCGACAAAACATTGACTATATTGGTGCAGTTGATCCTGCTGCCTACAACGTGGGCGCAAAAAACAACAACGGTCGAATCTGGGCCGCAACGCATGAAGGACAAATTTGGTGGGATACTAATTCAGTAAGATTTATTGATCCCAATCAAGACGACATTGTGTATGCCGCACGTAGATGGGGACAAATATTCCCGGGCAGTAGCATTGATGTATACCAGTGGATTGCTAGTTCAGTGCCGCCAGCCAACTACACAGGCCCTGGAATACCTAGAAACACAATCAATTACTGTGTGACCACTGGACTAAATGTCACAGGCGTATTTGGAACTACCTATTATTTCTGGGTAAAAAACATTACCACAATCAATACTGCAATAGGTAAAACTCTCAGCCCATCTGGCATTGCAAGATATATTGCTGATCCCCGTAGCAGTGGTATTCCTTATGTGGCATTTGTAAGTCCCAGTGCTACCGCAATCTATAATGCTGTGGATCAAATCAGTGCCCAAGATACTGTGCTCAGTATTGAATTTGATCGACAACTGACTGATGACAATGTTCACGTACAGTATGATTTATTGCCACAAGATCGTGCTGATGGCTTTTTACCTGATAACTTGTATCAAAAATTACAAGACAGTTTCTGTGGGGTAAATGTACAAGGTGCTCTTGTGCCGGATCCTAATCTGAGCCCGGCACAACGGTACGGCGTGCTATTCCGCCCACGGCAAAGCATGTTTGCCGACAGATTCACGGCTTTGCAAAATTATTTAGAATATGTCAACGCAGTGTTGTTGCAGTACCCTATATCTGAAACCAGAAACTTCAGTTTATTGAACAGCAGTGAAGCAGAACCGCAAGCAGGCACAGGTGCTTGGAATAAACGTGTGGCCAACATCGAAGAACTAAGTTATCAAAATCTTGCCCAGGTACCAGTAGGATACAAATATCTTGTGGTAAGTGACAGTACTCAAAACGGTGCATGGACCATTTATACAGTTACCGCAGCCAAGACTTTTGCCACATTGTTCTTGAGCCGTGTGCAAAACTATGATACTAGAAACTATTGGAACTATGTTACTTGGTACTTGCCAGGATATAACTCCAGTGTCAAGATCATTGCCGAAGTGGCCAATGTGGCCACATTAGACACACTGAGTTTGGCAGCGGCACCTGTGGGCAGTAGTGTAAAAGTCACTGCCAACAGCCAAGGCAAATTTGAAATTTATCTTAGAACAGATACTGGCTGGGATCGTGTGGGACTGCAAGACGGAACTATCCAGTTCCGGGCAGAACTTTGGGACTATGCACTGGGACGATTTGGATTTGACGTTGAAGTGTTTGACGCACAATACTTTGATCAAGAGCCTGTGATTGAAACACGCAAGATCATACAAGCAATCAACGAGCAATTGCTGATTGGCGACTTGTTGATTGAACGCAATCGTGCATTGATCTTGATGTTTAACTTTATATTAAGCGAGTTTGAAGCACCTGAATGGTTGACCAAGACCAGTTTGATTGATGTTGATCATAAAATTAGACAGTTGGTGCCGTATCAAACATATCAGCGAGACAATCAAGACTTTGTGTTGAATTATATCCAGGAAGTCAAACCATATCACGTGCAGATACGTGAATTCAATTTGATCTATAACGGCCTTGATGTATATCAAGGCAGTGTAGCCGACTTTGATTTACCTGCGTTTTATAACACCACACAAGTGCCCAATCAGTACATGAGTCCAATTTTGACTCCTTACACTTTGAGTACTGCAACAGGCACTGGACATCCTAGTACCTATAGCGACGTTGCCCCTGACAGTTCGTTGTGGCAAACACAGCCCTATAGTTTTTGGTTCGACAACTACGCTCTCAGCATACAAGATGTGGTCATTGCTGACGGCGGTTCGGGATATACTGTGGCACCGCAACTGATAGTAACAGGTGATTGTGTCACTCAAGCCACAATGACAGCAGTGGTCAATAGTGCAGGAAATATCAGCCAAGTAGTTGTTACAGATCCTGGATCAGGCTATATCACCACAGCCATAATCACAGTTTCTGGTGGCAACGGAACAGGTGGCAGAATTGTTGCTGTAATGGGCAACAACTTGGTTCGTAGCATCAACACCACCATCAAGTACGATCGATATCAGTATGCAACTACTATTGTGCCTTGGACAGCCAATGTCAGTTACCCTACCGGTACACTGGTGCGTTATGATAATCGTGTGTGGTCAGCAGATGCAACAGTATCAAGTGCTACATTTGATCCTGACAATTGGACTCTGGTACCAGCCAGTTCCCTGAGCGGGGTTGATCGTACCATGGGGTATTATGTGCCTGGACCAAATGAACCTGGACTAGACTTACCATTGCTGATCGATGGAGTCGACTATCCGGGCGTACAAGTTACTGCACCCACATTCTCACAAAACACAGGATTTGATGTGGGCAACTTTGACATCAATCCGTTTGACAACATCAGTTATGGCCCAGAAGGTGAACCCACATACGATCCTGCCATACTTGATGCCGCTTACGAAAGTTCGTTCCTTGATATCTATTTGGGAACCAGAGCAACCGATATCAATGTTGTGGGTGGTGAGTTTGTGGGCCCTTACGAAAGTCATGCACCTGAAGAACTGGTACCAGCATCGGTATTTGATACCATGGACTTCCGTGTGTACACTCGTCAAATTAATATCTCTTACGGAGATGGTAGCACTACCGGACCGTACTATGCGCCCACAGCATCGTTAGACGTTGAAGTGGCAGTCAACAATGTTGTAATTTCTCCTAACGAATACACAGTTGATCCAGGTGACAGTACCGTTGCAGAAGTCACATTCAACACTGCACCAGCCGCAGGTGCTGTGATTGTAATACTTGAAGTTGATCCAGTCACTGGGCTGGAATTGCGTATTTTCCAAGACATGCGCGGGGTACAAGCCACTTACAGAATGACTCCAGCAACTACCACCACATTGATTCAAACATTGTATCCTGACAATGACATTGCATATGTGGATGATGCTGGCGCACTTGCAGAACCTGATCTAGCCAACAACATCTGGGGTGTGTTAACAGTGAATGGTGAGCGTATCATGTATCGTGAACGCAATCTTTTGACAAATACAGTGAGCAGTCTCCTGCGAGGCACAGCCGGCACAGCAGTTGCGTTACACAGCGTGGGTGCGACTGTTTATAATCTAAATCGAGATAATTTAGCGCCTGTGATATATCAAGATCACTACTTGGGTTCTAATACTCTAGCAGATGGAACAACCACAATCTTCACAGCAGATGTTAACCTAAGTCTAGAAGACTCAACTTTTGATGAACAGGCTATTTTGGTGTATGTGGGCGGAATCAAACAAACCAGCGGATACTCAGTAACCGGCGACAATCCTGTAACTGTAGAATTTGACACAGCACCCACAGCAGGCTATCAAGTAACAATTCAAGTTCGTCAAGGATTGGGTTGGTACGGCCCCGGTGTGTACGAAACCACTGGTACACCTTTACAAGATAGTACCACTTTGGCGGCACAGTTTTTTAGAGGCTAAAGAACAAGGTAAATAAAACATGATGCAAAATAATCAACAACCTGTCAAACAAGAGACAAACTCACAGCCAAAACGCCCTAACGAACAGGGATCAATTTCGGTTACAGGTTTTGTAAAGATTTTTGATCCAAAAACTAAAGAAACTTTTGTGGAGACTAGAGCATGATTTCTCCGGGCATGGTAAAAATTGAAGGATTTGTCAAAATATTTGACCCCAACAACGGCGAAATTTTTGTGGACAAAAAGAACGCTATTCATTACGAAAATATGAGCATCAGCCTTGCTGAAACTCTCAGCAATAGAACCAGCGCACAAGGCGGCGGATGGATTTACACCATGGCATTTGGCAACGGTGGATCCAGTGTGGATCCCACAGGTATTATCACATACTTGCCCCCAAATACCACAGGTATCAATGCCGATCTCTACAATGAAACCTACGCCAAAGTGGTTGATGACAACTCAGCAGCCGATACAGACCCCACTAACAACTATATGTCAGTATTGCATACGTCAGGCAAGGTTTATACTGATATTTTGGTCAGTTGTTTGCTGGATTACGGTGAACCACCTGGGCAACAAGCATTTGACAATAGTACCAATTTTAACGGTGAATATGTGTTTGATGAACTGGGCTTAAAAGCCTGGACAGGCACAACTGCTGACAGACTGCTGACCCACGTGATTTTTCACCCTGTACAAAAATCATTAAATCGTCAGATACAGATTGATTATACTGTGCGTATACAGACCCTGACCAACCTAAGCACAGCATAAATAGAGATAGAGCATTCGGAGTAACACATGTCATATACAATTACACTAACTGATGGCGCGATTTTTGCTACCATAGCAGATGGCACCATCAACACTGATTCCAGCATGACCCTGGTGGGTAAAAACTGGGCCGGTTACGGACAATTCCTAGACGACAACTTTATTCGTCTATTGGAGAATGGTTCTAATACCACAGCACCTGGCGCACCGCTAACTGGGCAACTTTGGTGGAACCAAACTTCGGGCACAATGCAGGTGTACAACGGTAGCACATTCAAGACCATTGGCGGCGCCGCAGCCAGTTCTTCTGCTCCAACATCAAACGTTGCTGGCGATTTGTGGTATGACACAGTCAATCAACAGTTGAATGTTTACACGGGCACAGCCTTTATCGTAGTAGGTCCTGCGTATACTCCGGGCACAGGCACAACAGGTGCTATTGTTGCCACAATTGTAGACAACACAGCAACATCACATTTTGTAATTGAATTATATGCCAACAACAGCATTGTTGGCATCATCAGCAAGGACCAAACATTTACTCCTGGTTCGGCTGTTGCTGGTGGGTGGGGTGTACAAGCAGTCAACCCTGGTCTCACCTTGGGCACTAGTATTGCTAATAACGCTGTTTGGGGCAACTCAACAAATTCATTGGCTTTGAATAGTTTAACCAGTAGTCAATTCATGCGTAGTGATGCCAATACCGCTTGCTCAGGCACAATCACAGTGAACACCAGTGGTGCCGCTACTGGTATCATCAACGGTGCAGGTAATGCAATTGGTAATATTGGATCATCGGGCAGTTACTTCAACACAATTTTTGCCACGGCAACCACAGCACTTTACGCCGACGTTGCAGAACGCTTTGCCGCAGACGAAATCTACACACCAGGTACAGTAGTTGAACTAGGTGGCTCAGCCGAAATCACCATGGTCCGGACAGACGCCAGCAACAATGTGTTTGGTGTAATTTCTACTAGACCTGCATTTACCATGAACGGTGGTGCGGGTGAAAACGACACACACCCTCCAGTGGCCATGACAGGTCGTGTGCCTGTTCGTGTAACAGGTGCAGTACGCAAAGGCGATAGATTGATTTCGGCAGGCGACGGCATTGCCCGATCTGCTCAACCCGAAGAAGCAAATGCGTTTAATGTTATCGGTCGTGCATTGACAGATAAATTAGACACAGGACTTGGCACAGTAGAAGCCATTGTCACAATTAAATAACAGGAAACAGCAATGACTTATACCGTAGGATCACAAATATTAGCCGCAGACTACAACACGTTTGCAGGTAACACCACAGCAGGATTAAATCGTGTTTGGAGTACAGGATCGGGTGATGCAGGGTGGGGACAAACCGACATTGCCACAGTGGCTGCAAGCGGAATTGTTACAGCCACAAACTGGGCTACTTTGGTCAATAACTTGGCCACATCTGGTACTCAAACTGGCACAACTCTCACTTCAAGAACAGCACCTGTCACAGGAAACATTGTTGCCATCTTGGCCAATGTACAAACAGATATTACTAGTGTAACAACCAATCGCGGCAATGCGGCTGCCTCTGGTACTGAGTACGGAACATTTACAGGCACCACAAGCAAAACCACTGCCACTGGGTCAGGACAAGCCGCTTGGTCTATCACATTCACACACACTGTGACATTCCCGTCAGCCAACCAAGCACGTTATTTCTGGAACGCGGGCGGTATTGTACGTTTAAAATACGGCAAGAGTTCCACAGGCACTGACAATGATCCTGAATGGAACACATTTGCTGGACAGTGCGGCACAATCAACCTTACTGGTCGTATTAACAACACTACCAACACAATTGCCGCCCAAGCCTACACCGGAACCACCAGACTCAGTGGCACAGGTGGTACACAAACCACTCTCGCTACCACAACAGGTTGGTACAATCTAACAGCATCACCCGCTACCATATTCCAATTGAACAATGCCACTAGTCCATATTCAGGCGAATACATTCGTACCACTGCCACAGCCACAAGTTCCACAGTGTTGACCTTGGTCACAACCTGGGTCAGCGATGGATCATCAGGTGCAGGTACTACTGCTGATATTTCGGGAGGTACAGCAACTGCCAGTCCATCAACCACAATCTCAGGCACAGCACCCACAACTTTGGTCACATATCTTCCACCAAGTTCGGCCACTTTGAGTAATTCGTGGGGAACACCCACAATTGCTGCCAGCGTAGCCTAATTGGCAAACCCAAACAGGGCAAAAGGTAGACTTTTGCCCTTTTTTCTTTTATAATACTACAATGAATACCGACACATTAATTGCTCATGCACGAGCACGTTTTGATCATGTGGCCGCACGACGTGTGTTGAAAGAAAAGTATGAGGCTCGAATGTTGTTTGCTCATGCTGGAGGCATGTGGCGAGCCGGACCTGAATTACAATGTACCTTGCTCAGTTGTGCTCAAGATAAGGATGTTGTGCTACTAGATCTATACGAAACCCCTGTACGTGTAAATGTTCCCGAACTGTTTGCAAAATCACATGGCCATTGGCAAGAACAAATGAATGCCTGGCTGGTAGAATATGAAGAACAAAGTCGAAAAAGATGACCACGGGCGCATTGATATTTGCGTTTGACAATGAACAAACCGACTACGTTGCTATGGCTGGATGGAGTGCTAACAGAATTCATAGGCACCTCAACATTCCAGTGGCCATCGTCACCGACGCAAGTCCAACAGATCGACGCCTGGCTGCCGCAGATCAAATCATTAATGCAACGCCAGTTTCCGGTGGAAAACGTTGGTTTGCGGATTATCAAGCGACTGTGTCTTGGCACAACGCAAGTAGAACTGATTCATATCGACTTACGCCTTGGGATCAAACTTTAGTACTAGACGCTGACTATGTAGTGTGCAGTAAAGAATTACAAATGGTAATCAACAGTCCGCAAGATTTTATGTGTCACAGATTGGCCTGGGACATGACCAGCATGAATGACTTTGACGGGCTCAACTATTTTGGGCACAATCGCATGCCCATGTGGTGGGCCACAGTCATGATGTTCCGCAAATCAAACACAGCACAATACATTTTTGATTGCATGGGCATGATACGTGCAAACTGGCGCCACTACAAGGACTTATATCATATTCCAGGCTCTACCTATCGCAATGACTATGCTCTCAGTATCGCTCTAGGTATTGTGAGTGGACACACACTAAAAGTAGACAACATACCATTCAGAATGGCCAGCGTCATGCCCGAACACAAACTTACACAACTAGATGAAGACTTTTTTCAAATTGAATATCTAGACAACAAACGCCCAAAAAAGATAGCATGGGCTGGCACATCTTTTCATGCCATGGGCAAAAAACATTTAGGAGATATCATTGCCAATTCTTGCTGAACGTGGCTATCTAATACCTGCCGTCAATACTGAAGATACAGATTATGTGGTCTGTGCCGAGCAGTTGGCTGACAGCATACGGCAGTGGCACCCTGAGGTCAACATAACCATACTCACCAGAGAAATGTTGCCCAATGGTGATCAAGGTGGCTTTGCCAATGATTGGCAATGCTTCGCAGCCAGCCCTTATAGACAAACTATCAAACTAGAAGCCGACATGGTCATAGCCAGTCCCATTGAGCATTGGTGGACTATGCTACAGCATAGAGACGTTGTGGTATCCACCAGTGCCAGAGACTTTTATGATCAACCAGCCACCAGTAGATATTATAGAAAAGTGTTTGATGCCAACCACTTGCCCGATGTTTACAATGCCATAACCTATTGGCGAGTGAGTCAAACAGCAAAAGAGTTTTTTCAATTGGTGCGAAATATTTTTGAAAACTGGACTGAATATCGAACATTACTAAAGTTTCCAGATGAAGAGGCTTCTACAGATTTAGTATATGCTATGGCCGCACAAATTATGGGACCAGAACAAGTAACTATGCCGTTTGCAAGTTATCCCCGGATTGTGCATATGAAACGCCATATGATTCCTACGCACACGCAAAATTGGACACAGGAGTTAATTTGGGAAAATAATCCTTTGAGATTCAACACAGTGGCTCAGTGGGGTGCAGTGCATTATCATCAAAAGGATTGGCGAAATGACTGAACAAGAATTCTTAGACTTTTGGAACGCCATTGAGTGGCCTGAAATCAAAACAGTTTACCACAGACTTTACTACGATGATCAGGGCATGCCATTGTTTTACAGCCATGAAGATCAACCCGGTAAGTACATTGATCTTACTCCGGAACAGTTTGCATTAAGAGACCTGCAGGTGCGTGTGGTTAATGGTGTGTTAACACCACGCAAAAGACCTGGACCACCAAAATTGGTGCCCAGTAGCACAGGAACACCGTGTTACCCTAATGATGTTGCTGTTGTTGTGAGTGAGCAAAAATCCAACCAACAATGGAAATTAAAACAATATGAGCAAGATTGACATAGCAGATTTAGATTGCATTTACCTATCATATGATGAGCCACAAAAAGAAGAATTCTGGGTCAAGATCAAAAACATGGTTCCATGGGCCCAAAGAATTGATGGTGTATTCGGCTCTGACGCGGCACACAAGGCAGCCGCTGATGCAAGTGATACAGAAAGATTTATTCTCATTGATGGAGACAACCTCCCGGACCCGGCGTTTTTTAATCAAACATTGGATTTTCCTGCTGGTGATTATGAGCAGGCTGTGTTTAGATGGAGAGCACGTAATCATATAAACGGACTCATGTACGGCAATGGTGGCCTAAGTTCCTGGACACGTGAATTTGTACGCAACATGCGCACACACGAAGCCACAGATGGTCGCACAGAAACACAAATAGAATTTTGTTTTGATCCCTTGTACTGGGCCATGCATGACTGCTATAGTGTAACATATCCAAATGGATCAGCATTTCACGCCTGGCGTGCCGGATTCCGCGAAGGCGTCAAAATGTGTTTGAATCGCGGAGCAAGACCCACTGTGAGTGAATTCCGTGATCGTGTGCATCAAAGAAACTTAGATCATTTGACCATTTGGCACAATGTGGGCGGTGATGTAGATTATGGTTACTGGAGCATTGCAGGTGCAAGGCAAGGCACATACATGACCATGCTTACTAACTGGGATTACTTACAGGTACAAAACTTTGCGGCACTGGCTGAACTTTTCAAGACCGTGGAAAACGATCAACCAGAAATCATTGCCAATCGACTGGCAGATGATTTGGCCACACAACTGGACTTGCCCATGCACATGCTCACAGCAGAAGCCAGCCGGTTCTTTAAACACCACTATCGTAGCAACTGGCACAACCAAGGCATCATGGTGCGAGAAATTGATGTTATTAGAGCACAAGAAGGTTGGTAGCATGATTGGGTTGATTGGAAATACAGGCTTGATTGGCGGAGTACTTAAATCTACTATTTTATTTGATTTAGAATACAACACTTCAAACATTTCAGACATACAAGGCAAGCACTTTGATGTCTTGTATTGCGCCGCTCCCTCGAGCAATAGGCTTTTGGCCAACAAGTATCCAGAGCAAGATCAATCCAACATACGTTTGCTAATAGACTATCTTAAAACAATCACAGTAGATAGATTTGTTTTGATAAGTTCTGTTGATGTGTTACATGCGCCAGAAACTGTTTATGGTCACAATCGAGGACAACTTGAAAAATTTGTCAAAACTCAATTCAACAATCATCATGTGATAAGATTGTGTACATTGATTCACAGTGACATTAGAAAAAATATACTGTATGATTTAAAACACAGTTTGTATTTGGATAAAATCAATGCCAATACAGTTAGACAATATTATCCTTTAGATAAATTAGTTGAAGATATAAACACTATTATCAACAACAATATTCAAGACATAAATCTTGTGAGCGAACCCATCAAAGATCAAATAATAATTGATCGATTTTTTCCTAATATCTCAGTCAACAGTGCATCTTGTGAGCCGTACAATTTATCATGTGAGAAACCACCATTTGGTCGTTATAATTTCTCACAAAGTCAGACGTTTGACTACATTAAAAAGTATTTTGAATGATCGTATTTGCCAACAGCAATAGTACTATTTGGAATAGAGATCAACTTGTAATTGACTTGGCACATGCCATGAGTCTACAATTACCAAGAATAGATCTCAAAGCCAATGGAGAAGGACCGTGTGCCATTAGTCTCGGTTTGTATGATCTGTTAGACAACATGTGCAGTAGATTTAATTACCCAGGTAATCAAATTTACCTAACTACCTGTAACCTAGTAGAAAAACATCACATTTATAATATTATAATTAATCCCCAGGTGTATTATCTAAATACTGCACAAAAATATACACCTCCCAGTGTTGGTAAACAAATACAAAAGCACTTTGGGCATTTTATAGGACACGGTAATGGTCCTAGATTGTATCTAGGCAGTTATCTTTATCGAAACCACCGTGAAAGAACTTTACAAACGTATCATTGTGATACAACAGAAAAGTATCATCGACCTTTTATAGGGCTAGAAGATTTGATGTTTTCTCAGCATGGCTGGGATTGTGTTGATAGTGCAATAGAATTGATAAAGTCTGCGCCTATCACATCTGACAAAATTGATCAATACCCTATTTTGAGTCCTGCAACATTTAACATCACTAAATTATATCCAGAATTTTTTGTTGAAGTTGTTAACCTGACCTATTGGTCCGGTAATACATTTTATATTGATGAAAAAATTTGGCGTCCTATGTTGATGCGTACACCTTTTATTGTGCATGGACCACAAAACTTTTTATCAAGACTACAAAAATTAGGATTTAAAACTTTTGGCCAATGGTGGGACGAAGGTTATAGCGAAGATCCCGAAGGGTGGCAACTGACAGAAATTCCTAAAATAATAGATCGTATAAGTCAATTGTCAATCAGTGAACTTGAATCTATGTACGCAGATATGAAACAAACAGTTGATCACAATTATCATCTGATGAAAAGTCTAGAAACACAACAATTGTATGTCTAAATTGTTTATACCATATGCAGAATTTTACATGATAAATGTTTGTAATTTGGCTTGTCCGGGTTGCAATCGATTTAACAATTACCAATTCAATGGGTATCAAAGTTGGGGCGATTATGCTGAAACTTATCAACAATGGTCCAGACAGGTTGACATCGGCAGTATAGGAATCCTAGGTGGTGAACCATTACTTAATCCTACTTTTATAGAATGGGTTGTGGGTATAAATCAGTTATGGCCTAAAAAGGCAATAAGAATTATCAGCAATGGATTACGGCTTGATCGGCAACCAAAATTGTATTCAATACTGCAACAACACCCTAATATTGTATTATGGGTCGGAATACACAACAAACAGCACAAGAAAGAAGTCATACAAAAAGTAAAAGACTTTACCCAAGCACCACATCAGGTGAGTTTTAACAGTGACAATCCTTATCAACAATACATGATGATAACAGATGCCAATGGTGTGAGGGTCAAAATAGAATACAATTGGTGGTTCCATCAAGGTGCTATTGTCAAACAAGACAATGTGCTGACTCTGCATCAAAGCGATCCTGTCAAAGCACATGATATTTGTCACATGAAAACTTGTCATCATTTCATACGTGGCGGATTGTATAAATGTGGTGTGGCGGCTGTATTACCTGAATTTGATGAACAAAATAAGTTGGCGTTGACGACTGAGGATCGTGATCTCATGCTGAGTTATCGCCCTTTACAAATCAATGACAGTGCTGAAGTCAAACAGCAATTTATTGCCAATCTTAACCAGCCCATTGATCAATGTCGTTTTTGTCCCGAACAATATCACGGTGATCAAATTTTTGCTCAACACAAAAAGGATCTAAAATGACATACATATTTGCCGGAGATAGTTGGGCACTCAAAGGGTTTACTGATAGCAATTACGACAAAGGTAATCAACAACCATTGCCCGGCGATGTTAGGCTGGCCGACCATTGGCCTTGGCCTTATCAGCATTGTTTGAGCCCAGGACAAGGCAATCTTGCTTGCTTGGATAAATTGATCGACATGCGTGTTCCGTCTACAGTACCTGTGATTTGGGTATGGACCGAGCCCGGCAGAGATTACGGACGCATACAAAATGCACCGCCTCACGAATGGATCGAACGAGAGGACATGTTTGAGTTGCGTACTAGGCTAAATCATGCTATAATGAGTGAGATTCGAGCAAGAGTAGAAAATCCTATTGCATTTATTGGAGGTCTCAGTGACGTTGACACAACACTAGCACAGGAATATGGGTTTGATGTGTTATGTGCCAGTTGGCAACAATGGATAGCACAAACTTTAAATTCGCAGTGGTTTGTGCATGGCTGGGGAGCCAGTGATGTGGGCTGGCGCATGCATAGTAATGGTATTAGGCCAGGCCGTGCCGCTACCTTCGCTTGGGATGAACAGATCAAAGAATGGTGTTGGTGGGAAGATGAGGGATATTTTTGTCATGAACATCCTACTCCCAAAGCCAATGAAGAATTTGCACAATATCTAAAACCTAGAGTGGAACAATGGCTGAAAAATCAAATTTTTTAAATGCCGCAGAACACATGCAGGCTCAACTGGGACATGCACTGTGCTTGGCCAAATGGAAACAAGTGAGTTTACACTTGCCCACAGGACTCAACAACTCCTGTTACCATCCGCCCTTGCATGCTATAGATTCTGTGGCCATTGCCGCCAATCCTGCGGCCTTGCACAATACTGAACACAAAAAAGAACAGCGTCGAATAATGTTGCGTCAGGAGCGTCCTGCAGAATGTTCCTATTGTTGGAACATGGAAGACCAAGGCAAACTAAGTGACAGGCATTATCGTTCAGGTGAGCCCTGGGCCGCAGTAGACTTTGAAAAAATTAAAAACTCCTCAGGAGATGAAGATGTTATTCCTTCTTATGTGGAAGTCAACTTTAACCATGCTTGTAACCTCAAGTGTAGTTATTGTAGTCCTCAGTTTAGTAGTAGTTGGGCTGATGAAGTTGCCCGTGATGGTGGCTATCCAACTAGTACTACCCATAATGATCCATCGCATTTTATGGGTAATAGACAACCCATCCCAGTTCGCGAACACAATCCGTATGTTGAAGCATTTTGGTCTTGGTGGCCGACGCTATACCCTGAACTAGAACACTTCCGTATGACCGGTGGCGAGCCGCTAATGGACAAGAACACTTATCGGGTGTTTGATTATGTGTTGGCTAACCCTAGTAAAAAACTACATCTGAACGTTACCAGTAACTTCTCTGTAGAACCTGAATTGTTCAAACGATACCTTGACTACGTAAAGAACATTTGTGACGGACGCATTGAACACTTTATGCAGTATGTGAGTGTGGACTCTGGAATACCAGCACAAGCCGAATACATACGCCATGGACTTGACTACATGCGAATGTTCGACAATGTGAACCGCTACTTGACCAAAGTGCCTAGTTATAACAGTCTCACATTTATCATTACCATGAACAATCTCTCTGTAACAGGATTAAAATCTTTACTGGGTTGGATATTATTTTTGAGAAGAACACATAGCCGAACTTATCAGCGAGTATGGTTTGATACTCCTGTACTACGCACACCCAGTTGGCAGAGTTTACAAATATTACCTGAGAGTTATGCTCTTAAATTGGAAGAAGTCAAACAGTTCATGCTAGAACACATGGAAGATCCACGATACCCGCACCAAGGATTCAAAGACTACGAAGTGGCTCGATTGGATAGAGACATTGCTTGGATGCGCAGTGCGCAAGCACAAGATCACTCCAAGGCACGTGCAGACTTTTACAGATTCTTTGCGGAACATGATCGTCGACGTGGCACAGACTTCTCAAACACATTCCCTGAAATGCGGTCGTGGTGGGACGAGTGCAGATATCATGCTAGGTAACCACAGACTTGTATGCGATACTTCCTGCGAGATACACACAGAAATACAACATCTCGTAGATGATACATTTTGGGATTTTGAGCAATACGAACCCCAGCCTAATGACATTGTTGTGCTGGCCAGACAAACTGTAAATCGTTATGCAGATCGTGTGAAACAACTTGCAGAGATTTGCTTACCCGTACTGGCCAATCCATCAGAAGGATCGATTACTCTTAAATTACAATGCCAACGACTAGGATTGATAGATCTAATTCGAAACAAGAAATTATTATTAGTTGGGTGCGGAGATATGGAGCCTGAACTCAACTGCATGGTGTACGATCATTATGCTTACAGAGCAACCTGTTATGAAAGCAATGCCAAACAAGGTGCTCGTGTAGGTGAAATCTATAACAAATTACACAAACCCTATAAGTTTCTTTTCTTGAATGGACGCACGAGACCACACAGAAAATACATGATAGAACTCATGCGTGATGCTGGCCTGTTGGCACATGCACTTTGGACCAACTTGGACACTACCCCAGTATACCATCACACCTATTCGACTGATCTGTTTGAGAGACCCAACAAGATACAACTGTTACCCGCCGAATATGAAGTAGAACAATTTCATGCAGGACAAAAAGACCAATATCAACATGCATTTGTCAAACACGAATTGTTTGATAACAAATGGGGCGACGTGTATATTCGTGCTGAACCCTACATAGATACCTATTTCAGTTTGGTGTCAGAAACTGTGTTTGACTACCCTTACAGCCTGCGTAGTGAAAAAATTTACAAACCCATTGCCATGGGTCATCCTTTTGTGGCAGTGGCCAATTGCGGTTTTTATCGCGACTTGCGTCGCGCAGGATTCCAAACATTTGATCACCTGATTGATGAATCATTTGACTCAATAGACAACAATCAAGATCGATTGGATCGAATAGCCCAAGTGGTGCAAGACTTATGTGAGAGCAATCTGGCGGAATTTCTGGTTGCAAGTCGAGCAGTAACTAAGTATAATCAACAACACTTGGCGGCAGAAGGACCTAGAATCTTTAGCGAATTTCCTGACCGTTTTGTTAATTTTATCCAAAATAATTTGTGAACGATTTAGAATTCAAACATGAAGTTTTAGACAAACTATCTGATAGTTTTTGTGCGGCCAAATGGTACAATGCCACTATTTGGTTAGGCTCTGGTATGACCACAAGTTGTCACCACCCTCCAGCCCATTTGGTGGACATTGATAAAGTCCAGGCCAACCCTAGGCTGTTGCACAATACTGATCAAAAGAAAGAAGACAGACGTAAAATGCTTGCAGGTGAACGACCTAAAGGTTGTGAATACTGCTGGAAGATTGAGGACATGGGCAAGGATGCTGTTAGTGACCGTGTGTACAAGAGTAAAATATATCCCATAGAGGCCTTACATGACGCATTTAATACTCCTGCAATGCAAGAGATCAATCTCCGTACACTGGAAATTGCTTTTGATCGTACTTGTCAATTTGCTTGCAGTTACTGCAACCCTGCTTTTAGCACAACTTGGGTTAGTGATATTCGACGCAACGGACCCTACAACAATCTTGTTAGTGACGGGCGCAATCACTTTACCCACACCCATGATAGTGCTCAGTTGTTTAAGATCACGGAGAGTAATCCCTACATTGATGCATTTTTCGCATGGTGGGAATCAGACCTACATCATACACTCCAGGAACTTAGAATCACCGGAGGAGAGCCCCTCATGTCGGCCCACACCTGGCGCCTTATTGATTGGTTTAAAACAAATCAGGGCAAGAGTCACACACGTTTGGCTATCAATAGTAACTTGGGAACCGAAGTTGATGTTGACCGACTGCTTGCCAGCACAGCCGGAATGGCAATCGACTTGTACACCAGCAATGAGTCAATATCAACTCAGGCAGAATATATACGTGATGGACTTGTGTGGGATGAATGGGCTAACAACGTAGAACGCTTGCTAGATTCAGGACAGTTCCGTGGTATACATGTTATGTGTACTGTCAACGCACTATGTTTAAGCACCTTGGATCAATTACTAGAGTGCATAATGAATTGGAAACTGGAATACGGTCAAGATGCTGTTTCGTTTACATTAAATATCTTGCGCTTTCCCAGTTTTCAGTCGCCGCTGGTATTGCCTGATGCCCAGCGCATAGTGTATAGACAACGCTTGGAGACCTGGTTGGCGCACTGGGCTGATAGTGAGTTCATTCACGAACACGAAGTCAATCACACCCAACGCTTGATTGATTATTTGGATGTGGTCAAGACCCCGCACTCAGAAGCATTTGATCGGCCCCGGTTATTGAATGACTTTAAACAGTTCTATACACAATACGATCAACGTCGTGGCAAAGACTTTAGTGCTGTATTTCCTGAATTAAAAGAATGGTATGACGCAATACAAGTATAACTCTACTGATCTAGTACGTGCCACAGAACTCACCGAGCGTGAACGTTTCTTGCTAGAAGACTCCAAGACATTCTGTATCTATCCTTGGATTCATTTGCATGCATATCCCACAGGTGAAGCATATCCTTGCTGTCATGCTGAAATGAAGCCAGGAGTAGTGGGCAACTGTAGAACAAACACGCTTGAAGAAATATGGCAGGACAAGCCTATGCAACAGTTACGTGCTGATATGCTGAGTGAAACGCCACATGCCGCTTGTGTACGTTGTTATGAACAAGAACAATCGGGATTCTTTTCAGGACGCCGATCAGCAAATAAACATCACGGGCATCATGTTAAAAAATTAGATGCTAATCCGTTTGAAATGACCTATTGGGATATTCGTTTCAGCAATCTTTGCAATTTAAAATGTCGCTCATGTGGGCATATCTTTTCAAGCCAATGGTACCAGGATCAAGTGAAATTAGCAGGCCCTGAATGGAAAGATCGCAACGCAGTTCTTAACTATGCAGGGCGCACAGAAACAGACATGTGGACACAATTAGAACCGCATTTGGACTATGTAGAACAAATCTACTTCGCAGGTGGCGAGCCATTGCTGATGGAAGAACACTACAACATCTTAGAAGAACTGGTAAAGAGAAAACGCTTTGATGTACGATTAATCTACAATACAAATTTCACGCACATAGATCTAAAAGGCCGTTCAGTATTTGAATACTGGCGACAGTTTGACTCAGTGGCAGTGGGTGCGTCATTGGACGGCATGGGCCATCCTGCCGAATACATACGCAAAGGTACCCGATGGTCGGACGTTGTGCAGAATCGTCACAGAATGATTGCAACGTGTCCCAATGTAGACTTTTACATTTCGCCCACACTCAGCATATTAAATGCTTGGCATTTGCCAGACTTTCACAGAGAATGGTGTGCCGCTGGACTAATTCAGCCACAAGATTTAAATGTAAACATTTTGCAAGATCCAGCATACTATAGAATAGATATTGCTACGGTTGAGTACAAACAACGACTAGAAGAAAAATACCGTAAGCATTTGTCCTGGATGAGTGATAGAGATCCATTGGGTCGTGCCACGCAAGGATTTCAATCAGCCATTCAATTCATGAACGCAACAGACAATACACAGTTGATCGACACATTCTGGCGTAAAACGCACGAACTGGATGACATTAGAAATGAAAACGTCTTGGACGTGCTTCCTGAACTCAAGGTTTTGAAATGAATTTACCACACGATAAATTTTGTGTATTGCCCTGGGTAAGCCTAGAAGCCAGCCCTATAGGTACAGTGCGTCCCTGTTGCTTGGCCGATGATGAAATTGTAGACAGTAATAGTGTCAAGTTTAACTTGAAGTCTGCTAATTTTCGAGATATTCAAAATAGCGAATACATGTACCAATTGCGACAAGCATTCTTAGCAGGAAAACAACCCGCCACTTGCCGCAAGTGTTGGAATGAGGAAGACGCTGGGCGTACTAGTAAACGTATGCACACACTAGACAGACTCAAGCACATGGGCATTAGTACGGAATGGACTCGGGACGCCAAGCCACTCATGTTCCTTGACCTTAAATTGGGCAACATCTGCAATCTCAAATGCCGTATATGCGGGTCTTGGTCTAGCAGTAGTTTTGCTGTAGAAGAAATCGCAACTTCAATAGAAGCGCACAGCAAGACAAGTTTTGCTTATCAAATGTTAAAGGCCGGACGTTGGCCCAGAGAAAATGATCAATTTTGGACACAGATTGATTCAGTACTTAACGACATTCGTTACATTGAATTTACAGGCGGCGAGCCCTTTATGATTGAAGAACATTTTACTATGTTACAAGGCATAGTGGACCGTGGCATAGCACACCAAGTCGAAATACACTACAATACCAATGGCACTCAGTATCCAGCGGATGCTATTGAAATTTGGAAGCATTTTAAAACAGTGGAGATTGCATTTAGTATCGATGACTTGTGTGAACGATTTGAATATCAGCGCACTGGTGCTAAATGGGTTGATGTTCAAAGAAATCTTGAACTGTTCCGTCAAATACGTCGGCAGCATTCTAATATTCAACTGCAATGTTGTTCCACCGTGAATATATTCAATGTTCGTTATATCGACCAACTGGCACACTGGATCAGTGTACAAGGCTTTGATTTTGTATACTGGAATATCATGCATGATGCACCGTATTTTTCCATTGGCGCATTGCCTGATTCTGCAAAACAAGCCGTCGCTAATCATTTAAATACTGCATTAAGTCCGTCTAAGTACAAGGAAGACTTTGCGGGCATCATTGATTTCATGATACGTGGCCAATCAACTGATGGTGTTGAAATTCGAAAGCAAATACAAAAATTAGACAGCCGCCGTGAACAAAATTTAGCCACTGTTGCCCCTGAACTGGCAAAATTACTTAACTATGTCTAAAGTCAAGTTAATTTTGAGACCAGACGAATTCACTAGTTTTACTAGTTTCTATCTAGAAAGTTTTTGGCAAGAATATTTTGATATTGAATGGTTTGATAGTGAAAAAACATATGACAAATCAACCCTTTTTGCAGTCTGGTGGATGAACGCTGATGACAAATATAGTCGCCAGTTAAAAAATTCAGGTCACATTGTGATAATTGACAATCTTTGGGAACTCCCCAGATCGGAATACAGCAACAACTATTATGAATTGAATAATAAAAATTGGTGTTGGTATAACGAAAGTTTATGGTGGCAACATTTAGGATATCATAATTATGTACCTAAGAAAACATATAAAAAACTATCATTTATGTCGGTCAGACGACCAAGCAAAGAACGAAAAGCAATAATTGATTTACTAGGGGCCAGGCTTGAAAATTTCATATGGAGTTATCAAGACAAAAAACTACCCAATGATACAACAACAATAGATCCAAATTATCAACGATTTTTCAACTCTGAGTGGTACGATGACACTTATTTTAGCACCGTAGTGGAAACTAGCCAAATTGGGGACTGCTGGTGGCCCACTGACAAAACATTCAAGGCATGCGCTTATTATCATCCATTTTTAATTATTGGACAACATCATACATTAAAAAGATTAAAAGAATTGGGATTTGAAACATATGATAATATATTTGACGAATCATATGACAACATAGAAGATTTTGATGCAAGATTAAATACTGTTATAGCAAACATAGATAACTTTTATAAAATTCCATATGATTCTATTACCATTGGCAAACTCAAACACAATCATAATTTATTTTTTAATAAAGAATTAGTAGAACAACGTATATTTAAAGAAATTGTTGAACCTTTGATATCATATGCAGAAACCTGATACCATGTGTCTTGCGCCCTGGGTGCATACATATCTTTCACCGCAGACCGAACGCAGGATGTGTTGTGCGTCAAGAGAACCAGCGCAGAACTTTGAGCAGTATATAGATACGAGTTCGGGCACAGGAAAGTATATTCCCATTACACTAGAGGGTCACTGGAATTCAGAGCATATGAAGTCAGTGCGCCGCAGAATGATGGCTGGAGAAACCCTGCCCGAATGCGAAGTCTGCAACGATCGACTTTTAAACACCAATGTATATCGAACATACTTCGACCATTTATTTCAGCATAAATTACCCGAGATATTTGCATCCACTAGTGAGGATGGTTCTACAACTATGGCTCCTGTGTCGTGGGATTATAGGTTCAGCAACTTGTGTAACTTCAAATGCAGAACCTGTGGCGACATGCTATCCTCGGCCTGGGAAAGTGAACAAAAACAGAACAACATGGTTGACTTATCAAATCCAAAGAACAATTGGATGCGAACAGATATACGTGGACAGATCGCACACTTTCAGGAGAATCAGGTTGAAGCCGAATTTGCTGCCGCCGTGGAACGACATGCAGTAGAAGAAATATACTGGGTTGGCGGTGAACCCCTAATGTATGAACAGCATTGGCGTTACATGCGACGAATAATTGAATTAGGAGATGGACCTCGACTGTATGCTAGATATAATACAAACCTTAGCAGAATTAATTATCGCGGCATGGATCTTTTTGGCGATATTCTCAGCCATGTCCGGGACTGGCAAATATGTGCTTCATTGGATGGAACTAACGAGATTGGGGAATATATTCGTACAGGATTGGATTATGAACAGTTCAAGCGTAATTTTGAACACGGACTACGTTACGCAACAACCCCCAGACAAATGCGCATTGATTTTACACTCACGTTGCCCGGAATGCTCGAAGTTGATGCGATACAACAATTGGCGCGACAGTTTGGAGTAGAACTACTGGCCAAAGTTATCTTTAGTTTCTCGCCAGATATCATTATGAGTCCACTAGCATTGCCTAGAGCCGTGCTGGATCCATGGGTTGACGAACTAGCAGGCCGCTCCGCAGGTGCCATGCGTGATGTACTGTTACAATTAAAGACCCGGCCCACATTTGCAGAACAGTGGCCGGATCAATACCAAGCGGCTCTTGTCAAGGGCAAGGTTCGTGTTTTACAATTAGAACAGATAAGAACACAGTCAGTAACAATGACAGATATCCTGGGCTCGCGACCAGAAGTACTAGAATGGTGGATGAAAATTGCTTGATCATATCGAAATGGACCTGCGCGGTCATAACAATGAAATTTTAACGGTACACATAGATGTCGAGGACAACAGTCTCAGCCGTAAATGGCTTGCGGCGTTGAATAATATTATTCAAAATAATCTACATTTGGAAAAGAATTACTGCTGGTTGGGTTGGGCTGAAAGTGCTCGCAATCCTGAATACCTGTGTACTCAAATCAATCGCAGTATACACGCCATCAACTCAGCCAACCTAGGCTATACCATACAAGACTTCTTCTCCCCGGCCAACACCGTTGCTGACAATGGAGGGGTGGATCATGCACACATGAATCAACTGCATCGTTACTTTGAAGACTTACAAGGAACAGCCGGAGCCATGAGTTCCTATTATGATTCAGCCGATGACTACACACGTTGGCACATACGCCAGTTAAATTTGCTATGTCATGAGTTTGAAAGCCTGGTACTTAGCATACGCAAAGCCCGAACTGCACCTGAATGGCGCAGACCATCACAACTCATGTGTTGGTTAAACGCTCCGCGCTATGAATTAGATGCTGAAGATTTAGAATTGTTTGGTATAGACACAATCAACAGAAAATTGGGCGGTGTGTATGTGGGTGTAAATAAAGCAGTGGGCAAGCATCACTGGGAGGTATTTCAAGATGAAGGTAGAGATTCGAGAATTTCAGAATTGGTTACTACAGGACTACGTGTCCAGACTCAAGCGGCTGGTGACTTTGATATTGAATGGGCCCGTGATCCCGGCTCATTCCCTTGGCAAATCAAGCAGTTGGCAGAATTTCGACTATGGCTTGAACGGAATGGATTTGACCCAGATGATGCAAGTCTTACAATCGGCCACCCTTGCATCGGGCAAGTTGATCTCTCGAGGTCGTTTGGTACAGAAGACTGGGACAACATATACTCGCAATTGAGTCAACATCAAAACGTGTATAAAATACGTACCAGTACAGCACAGGCTACATATGAGTATCACTGGAGTGATCCAGACTACGCAGAACAACAAATTAGGAATATAAAATGAATTGGTTTAAAAGACTTTGGGCAAGAATTACATTAGAAATTCGTTATCGTAAAAAATTAAAAGAACTACGCAAGCGAGATCCATTTATCTACAAATGAACATCCTGGGCATCTCTGCTGGCTTTCATGATGCGGCTGCAACAGTCATAAGCCTTGACGGGGAGATATTGTTTGCCGGCCATTCAGAGCGTTATAGCAAAAAGAAAAATGATGCAGACTTTTGTCAAGGTCTGCTAGACGAAGTTCTTGCATATGGTCCTGAAGTGGTTGCTTACTATGAACGCCCTTGGGCAAAACAAGCACGACAATGGTACGCAGGTCAAGGTATTGAATGGGACAAACTCACCACCCAGCAGATATTAAAGAAACAACTGGGTAGACAAATTGAACCCACAAAGGTGCATAGTTATAATCATCATTTATCGCATGCGGCAGGGGGTTTTCAAACGTCACCTTTTGAACGTGCCACAGTAGTGGTAATAGATGCAATTGGTGAATGGGATACTATTAGTATATGGGGTGCAGAATATGATTCAAAAGGCCAGGCCCGGTACAAGAGATTGTGGAGACAGGTTTATCCACACAGCATTGGGTTATTTTACAGTGCAGTCACCCAGCGTATTGGCCTACACCCACTAGACGAAGAATACATCACTATGGGCATGGCTGCCTGGGGTCGTAACACGTGGTATCATGACATGCGTTCACATGTGATTGCAAACGATCGTGATATTGAACTAAAGCAAAACTTTCACACAGGAATGAGTGAGGATTTCTTAAAGGGCGCCAGCAATGAAAACATTGCGGCCTCTGGGCAACTGGTAGCAGAGGATCTTATTCGACAAGTAATGATTCGTGCCAGAAACACAGGTTTTAGTTCAAATCTGGTATATATGGGTGGGGTGGCACTAAATTGCACAGCCAACCGCATGTTAGGAGATTACTTTGACAAAATCTGGATTATGCCTTGCCCCGGTGATGCTGGTAGCAGTCTCGGTGCTGCCGCTTTGGCTCTTGGGAGTAGAATTAACTGGCGGGACAGTTATCTCGGCCATTGCATTCCAGGTGTTTATCCTGTTAACCAGTTGTTGGATCGGCTTGTTAGTGACAAAATTGTCGGAGTGGCATCAGGAAGAGCCGAGTTCGGCCCCCGCGCACTGGGAAACCGTAGCCTCCTTGCAGACCCTAGAGGCAGCGAGATCAAGGAGAAAGTGAATGAAATCAAACGTAGACAACAGTTTAGGCCTTTTGCCCCGGTTATATTGGCTGAGGTGGTTCATGACTATTTTGATATGCCAGTGGGTTGGCATCATAGTCCTTATATGCAGTCAGTCGCTAGGTGTCGCCAGCCTGACCTTACTCCTGCTATATGTCATGTTGATGGTACCAGCCGAGTACAGACTGTGGCGCGGGACGGTTCGGGCATAAGAGAACTACTAGAGAAATGGTACGTGTTAACAGGATGCCCTATGTTGTTGAACACCAGTCTTAACATACGTGGCGAACCCATGGTGAATGATCGTGCAGATGCAGATCGTTTTGAGCAGTTGTATAGTGTTAAGGTTTGCAGTTGATGCGATCAACCACTGCTTGTAGTCGGTGACCCATACCTGCTACAAATACTTGATGGTTGTGTGTGATTTCCGGTTGTAACTGCTGATAGATCGAGTGCAACTCTGTCAATGGTCTAGCACACAAATCTTTAGTAAGCGCCAGCACCGCTTCAAATCGCTCTTGATTGTTTTCTATTGTGTCATAGTGTTCATCTATCACAAGACCAAAAGATTGATACCCTAGTTCACGTAGATGTGCCATATGATTGGCGCCGCTAACCGTGATAAAAAATTGATTGTTGAATATAGGCTTGAATGTTTTTTCTGTCAGAAACTCCCCACCTGAATCGTCCACATCAATCATGGTTTCCAACACAATATTGAAATAACTGTCCTCATAGAGGTTGGTCATATTGGCCGCATAGTTGTTATGAGAGTCTGTGTTTAGTTGGTCCACACGAAATGGTCCTGCGGCGATAAATTGGTCAACTTGCGATTGTTTGTTAGACAAATAACTGTTGTTCAACGCACAACCAAAATAGTCATCCTCACCGCCTAATAGATGTTGATTGTAACTAAAATATCCATTTTTATGTAAATCATCGGCCCATAGTTCGCTCATGAATACTTTGCGCCACAGTTTGTCTATTCTACATAGGCCAGTAAACGCTCGACTTCTTGGGCGCAGATGATACCGGGCACCTGCTGATCGATCCACGGTGCGCCAATACATAAATTCTAACTCAGGCCAGTACACACAACCGGGCACAAGATCAGCCGATGTGTTACCACTTATCAACCATACCTGTTCAGGATCTATTGCATGGTCAGCACACAAATGATTGATACGTTCTCGTATACAAGCAGGATTATCACCTTCATGATACGTAAATATCAACTTCATTTGTTTTTGTTTGATATACTTGTATGCGGCAGTATCAATCATGGCAAGATAGTCTGCTGAAAAATCAAACCATCCAAGTACAACAGGGTACCAAGCACCTGCAGGTGCATCAACTGTTGAAACTATTTTCATAGGAATCTGACACTGATGCAGGTAATATATGATTCTAGGATAGTCTAGTCTATAACCATCCATGAGTTCGATCAAATGATGTTGGCTCAATGGAATACCATTGGGCATGGGCCTACCTGTCGCAGGATCTCTATGATCAATGGCTAGATAAATCACCTTGTACGGCTACCTTAAGATTGTCTAGCATTGCAGTCAATTCTGCCCACAAGATTTTTTCAAATCCACCATGATAAAAGTGATTCCAGTTATGCTCTATAATTGGAATGCATTTTTTAAACATTTCGTTTTTTTCTTGTTCACTTTGTTGATCTATTTTTTTTAACAATCGAGTTAGAATTCCAATTCGAAGACTATCATCTTTTACAGTGTCGTAATGCTCATCCCAAATAGTGTCAAACGTTTTGAAACCATATTGTTGAAGATATGCTAGACTACCTGCAGGGGCACTCAATACAAAAGGCATACCTAGTGCTATGGGTTTAAAAGTTTTCTCAGTTAGATGTTGTCTACGTCCAAAAAATATTGTTTCACTTACATGATATATAAGACTCTCTGCACATAATTCAAATTGATCCAGCCAACAACTACTCATACGTTGAGTATCTTCCCCAGGAAATAATTTTGGCAAATCCATTTGGGCAATTATTTCTATTATGCCGCCTCTATAATCTGTCCCTCTGATTGGATAATTTTCAGGATACCTATGTTTATAGAAGTCAGCAATATCAGCGATATGTTGATTTTCCACCGGACATATTAGTGGCGCACTGATATGATTATGCATCAGATCAAACAATTTAAAATGATACAATTGAACCACCCGATGACTACGTTCGCCTCCAATAATTCGATTGGCACTGAAGAAAGTTTTCTTAATATGCCGTTGTTCAGGGGGAGTTATTAAAAAGGTTCGATCGTACCCTCGATACCAGTCTAGTGCGGCCCAGCCGTGAAAGAAATAATAAAAAGGTTGCAATTCAAACGCTTTGCATATATAATCTACATTGTCACTGTTGGTTTCGCTGGTTACTACAAATTTTTTTTCTTTAATACCTTGTACATTTCTCAAATTGAAAGACTGAAAAGTAGGTAAATGAATACTAAGTTGTACAGGCTCTTGATCAAAAAAGAATATGCTATTTTTCTCTCCACCGTCTGGCAAGCCTCTGCACAGGATACTATCATGATCGCTACGCCCAAATGGATCGCAGTAAAATATTGCAGTGTCGGGGCAGTTTTTTCTTACCCAAGGTAAAAATGTATTTTCGTAAATTTCGTCTATTCTGATCATGTTTGATATATTTTATACTGGCACTAAGCCTTGTTTATTTCCGCACGAGCGGTTGGTAGAATCAATTGAACAATCCCAACAACAATGCCGTACTAGGTATTTTTGGTGGGTCACATACTTAGCGGATCTCAGTGACTGGGATTTTCTTTGGGAACCGGTGCCGTGGCAAGCACATCAACGTCATGCTTGGGCCAGTCAATGGCAAAAAGATTCAGGCATATATCTTGTGCCTAGAGAAGGCTATACTGATACTAATTATCATACCGCACCAATAGTAAATCGCATACACAAAGAAAAAGATTGTTGGAAAGTTCCTAAAGGAATTGATACTAACAGTTTTGATTGGAGTTGGCACCCAGATTCTACAGAGCCACCCTACATATATCAATTTGGTACACAACATCAACGCACAGGAGGTCCACAGTATCATGTGCCCGGTGCTGTCGATCTAAAGTTTGTAGATCAAATACGTGTGACAACCAGCAGAGTGGCCACAGCCATATACGAAATTGATCATATGGATGGTGCGGCCGGTAATATTGCTAACACCACACGACGTGTGCGTTACTTTGACAATTACAAGGATACCTTGATCCGCTTGGCCAAGAGCATAGGTGATGAACACGAGTTTGTGTGGATTTGTTCTAGCATTTGTGACTACAGCAACTTTGATTTCTCTTGGCATCCTGAGCAATGGCAAGCCAGTATGCTACATGTATTTGCGTCAGATGGAGAAAAGTTTGGTGATACATTCTTCATGCATGTGCCTACATTTGCTCACCGTGCTGAACGTGCGGCTTTGTTGGAATGGTATGACTGTAACTTTGTTGCAACCAGCGTGCCACGTAGACCTATGCCTGTTGTGGAACACAACTATGACAGTCAAGCCGAAGCAGTTCGAGCATTGCCGTTTGATGGGCCACTTGCTGTGTATACCACAACAGATTACGTGCATGAAAACTTGGCCACAGTTCCGCTATGGCGTCAAGAAACCAAAACTATTGTGCCGTTAAGTACAGGGGCAGCCAGCGTGATTGTGCCCCGTGCCGCAGTGGGTGAGATAAAGACACAGTTGTACGATTACGCCTACATAGACAAAACGCTTCGTGTATTAAAAGATCAGTCCCTAGACATTGTGTTTATCAGCAACGGTGAGAAAGATGCCATTGAATTATACAGTTGGTTGGAAACTGTGGCTAGACATGTGCCCAATCGCATACACTGGTCGGATGGAGTAACAGGTCGTGTGGCGGCCTATCATGCCGCGGCCCGAATGAGCACCACGCCTTGGTTCTTTGCTGTGTTTGCTAAATTGCGAGTGAATCAACACTTTGATTGGTCCTGGCAACCTGACCGTATGCAACAGGCCAAGCACTATATCTTTCACGCAAAAAACACCATCAACGATCTTGAATACGGTCATCAAGGCATGATTGCTTACAACAAGAAATTAGTGCTGGAGAATACAGGCACAGGCTTGGACTTTACACTAGATCAACCGCACGAAGTAGTACCTGTACTGTCAGGCGAAGCCATATACTACACCTCAAACTGGGTTGCCTGGCGCACAGCATTTAGAGAATGTTTAAAATTGCGGGCCAGTTTACCTGACGTAGAAAACGAATACAGATTAAATGCCTGGCTCAAAGTAGACCACGGTGCAGGCCAGTGGAGTTCTAAAGGCGCTCAAGATGCTGTTGAATATTACGAAGAAGTTGGTGGGGATTTTGAGGCCCTTAAAAAGAGTTATGAGTGGAGTTGGCTGGCCACGTATGCGTTTATCAAACGATCTCTAACAACTGATTGATAATTTTATCTCAAAGTACTAAGGTGATCCTGAATAATTTTGTATGCTAATTCTGTGTTTGTTGGGTATTCTTCCTGCTCAAACATTTGACCTCCATACATTCTGCAGGTCTTGGATAAATTGTAATTTATCCATCCTTCTTCAATCACAGTACAGTCTATATTAGTAGACTTTCCAGCAAACATATTTTCTAACAGTTGATTACATTTGATATGCGACTGCCAACCTTGATTATAACTTATAAATTCTGACCAAAGATTGTACAAGGAAGCATCAGGAAAAAATGTTTGATTGAGAAACATAGCCAGTTGTTCTAACTCTGTGCAAAAATCTTTGAAGGAAAAAAATGATTCAAAGTGAAAATTAAATACAGGATTAGTGAGCGGTATAAAATTAGTATAATGATTTACGTATGTATCTCTCTCATTAAATTTGCTGTACCAATTATTCCTATATTCAACTTTGTTTTTTCTTACATGCTCAGGTATAGATAATAGTTGTTTTTCAAGACCCACGTCACCTGCTTTAAACATCAAATTAGTCAGTGACACAAAAAACATATTGTCACTATTTGTATCAATTATTATTCGAATTACTTGATCATCGTTATTGATTTCATACTGGGGATAATTTGTATCTGAGTAATGTCCACACCTGATCATACGATTTTCTAGATAATTTTGATCTGGTGCATGTGCTGAATAAGTGGGTGGTTTAAATATGCTGGCCTGACTTGCCACAGTTTGCATAATATAAACGTTGGCAACATATTCTAAAAAATGCCCGTGGGTACTGCCGTGAAAATCAATTTTAATCATTTAGTTGACACAATCTAACAACTGATCAATAATGTATTCTACTTCCAAGTCTGACAACTCAGGGTAGATAGGAAGACTTAGACAACGCCGACTCAGCGCACTTGCCGGACTCAACAAGTCAGGACCAGCAAGACTTCTGTATGCAAGCAGTTCGTGCAAGGGTTCAGCATAGTGTACCTTGGTTTCGATCTTGCGTATGGCAAGATTACGTTGCACAATATCTCTGGCATCCACTTCAATTACAAACTTATGATAACAATGCGTTGAAAAGTTGGTATCATCTATTAGGGTACGTATGCCTGTGTTCTTTAATCGTTCGATCCAGTGATTGGCAATCTCAGCCCGTCGTTTTTGCCAAGCATCAATATAACGTGTCTTGATCATCATCTGAGCACAATCTGTTTCACTCATTCTTGAGTTTGTGCCAGTTTCAGCGTGTCTAGTATGCTTGCCATTGTTGACCCAGTTTCTTGCATAGTCCAAGAGATTACGATCATCTGACACTATGGCACCACCATTGCCATAGTTGGCCAAGTTCTTTGTGGGATCAAAACTGATAGCAGTGGCACTACCTTGTCTCTTACACCCGTCGCTTAACCAGTGCTGAGCCGCATCTTCAATTAACAAAGCACGACTTTCGACTGGCCGCATGTCACGTAGGGCCGCACCATACAGGCCAACAGCACACACAGCATGATAGTGTGTGTCCAAGTCATTGATCATTTTTCTCACATCAATCTGACCGTAGTAGTCAGTGTCCCCAATTATGACCGACCAACCTGCTCGTAGGAAAGCATTAGCAGTGGCCGGATACGTTAGTGCTGGCACAATCACTGTGGGAGGCTTAATAAACGCCAAGTCCATATCGCGGTAGAAACCAGCCAATATCTCAAGTGCTTGTGTGCCTGAGTGGCAAGTCACAGCATAACTCACATGATTCTTTTGGGCCAGCCAGTTTTCAAACTCAGCAGTATAGTTACCGCCCATGAGAATACCCGAACGCAACACTTCATCTGTGGCGTCCAGGATTTCTGTGCGGAGATTATTATACTGTTTTCTTAGACCAGTAAACGGAATTGTTAAGCCAGTTGTAGTAATTTTGGAATCCTTCTTCAACGTCTACTCGGGGATCAAAGCCCAGGATCACTCGTGCGCGATCAATACACAATGCACCACGTGTGGGGAAGTCTGCATCTCTATCACGACACTCAATAGTACCCTTACCCACAATCTTCACAATCATTTCGGCGGCTTCTAGCAAACTTACCGAATGTGATCGGGTAATATTATATGTACGATTTGCCGCCATAATTCTTGTGGCCGCCGCAACAATACCATCTGCCGCATCATCAACATACGTGAAGTCAAGTGTTTCCGAGGCTCCGTTAACTCGGAGAACCTCACCACGCATGGCCTGGAGCATAAACTTTGCAACCACCCGGTCCTCCACATCAAGTGGGCCATACACAGCACTAGGGCGAACAATAGCGTAATCAAAAGCGCCGCGTCTATGGTAGTCTCGGACAATGTCTTCTCCTGCCAGTTTCATGATGCCGTATTGGCCAATGGGCTTGCACTCTGCTTCTTCCTCCACTTGGTCTTCAAAGTCCCCGTACACCATGCTCGAACTTATATATACCACACGCTCAACACCGTGCTTTTTGGCACTCTCACAAATGTTCATCAAGCCTTCCATCATAATCCTGGCGCCAGCCGCAGGGTTGGAATTAACAACTTTCTGTCTAGGAAAACTCGCCATGTGTATGATCACTTCGGGTTTGTGATTCTTTACAATTTGATCAAACTTGGCACCATCAGCAATATCTGTATAGTATACATCTGTTGGGTCAATCTTTTTCCAACGTTCTGCCATCAAGTAATCTAGTTCGTCTTGTGGTACGATACCATACGTGGTGCGGTTATCTACAATCACAACATCTTCGCCGCGTTTTTGTAGTCGTTGGACTACGTTGTGTCCAATAAGACCCAAGCCGCCTGTTACTAAAAATTTCATTTGATATTACTCCACTTTAATTTAAAATAAGTTTGATCTGCTTCTTTCAATCTAGCCACAATATAATAGCGATACCCGTATGAGTCCATGTCTGGTTGTCTGGTCCAAAAAGGAGGCTCCACAGCATGAGCCATTACCCATGCGCCCACTTCGCTCTGTTGCCATTCATATAAAGGTTGTGCCGCATACAAGTCCGGATCCTCTACATCGCCCATAGGGAAGTGATGCACAACCACATCGCTATATGCAATTGCAACACCATCAATTACTTTGACTTCGCGGGGTTTGGATAGATCGGAATGTGTGGGCTGATAGTTAGTAATAGCCATACATTAGTATAGCAGATGGATCAAGTTTTTGCAACTAGATCGGTAGCCATTGGGAAGATTGCGGCAATGGCTTGAGCACAGGCCACAGCCACCTGTTGATGCTCTAATTGTGTGCCGTTGGCACTTCTCAACTCAACGAAGTGAATCCAACTACGTAGTGTACCATTCATGTAGATGCGACTTTGAATTAGGCCTTCGGGTAGCACAGCACGGGCCTGTTCTTTGGCAATACCGTTCTTGATAGCCCATTCGTATTCACGTTGAGCCGCATAGATAACTCTTTGTTGCGCACGATACCACTCGTTTTCCAACAAGTGGTCGTCATGCTCTATACTGTTCTGTCGATTTTGTGGGTCTTGGAGTCGTCCACTGCGGGTAACAAACTCAAGATCTTTTGTCGGGTCAGCATATCGTTGAGAGAACTCTTGGAAACTGAAACTTCTGTGTCTGAGGATTTGCCGTGCAATATCTCGTGTTGTCGTAATTTCCATGCAAGCACTGACCATTTCGAGTGGGCTCCAGTGTTGGTGTTTAACGAGGTATCGGATGAGTCGTTCGCTTGTTTCATTGTTGAATTGGTTTGAAGGGTTTGAGACTCTAGCGCAATAGGCAATGAGTTCTTGGGCGTCTGATATGCCAAGATTTGCGAACTCAAGTGTTGGTTGTGAATACGAGACAAGTCGGACATTCATAGATCTTTTAAAAGTTTATCGGTTTCTGGTTGTACCAGGCGAGCCACAGCGTTGACATCTACCAAGAAGTCTATGTCGCGCACCATATCTCCAAGTTCAACAAGGTTTCTAGTGAGATACGATTCAATTTCTTCAAGATCAAAACCATCACGTTTGAGTCGAGCAAGGTTGATGGTCTTTTGACGACCACCTTGCAAGCGAATAACAATTTTGTTAATGCACTCTAACGGAACTTCAGTTTTGTCTACGCCAGAAATTATATGATCCCATTGCTCAAGAAATTCATCACTGAGTTGCATGAGCCACAGCAGGTTTACGTCCACGCTTTTTAGGCGCAGGTGCTTCTGTTTCTACTGTGGGCATTGGTGCCATCTTGGGAAGGTCCATCATTTTAACACCAGGAAACATTTTCTCTGCTTCTTTGCGCATACGTGCGGCTTCATTGATCATGCTAGTGGCTTCATTATGCATACGAACAGCCTGTGTCAGCATGTTGGCAGCCAGACTCTTGTCATCTAAAGCACCATCTGTTGGCGCGGCAGTATAACCTGACTGTGCCTTGGGTGCTTGTTGTTCGGATTTGTATTGTGCTTCAGCGGCACGTTTTTGTTTGGGATCAACCAAGCCTCTTGCCCCGTCAATCTCGGCCATCTTGCGCACAGCGTCTTCACCCTTTTTCATCTCGTTAAGGATCTTGTTGAGTTCCACAAGTTTGACGTTGCTGTTGATGGTGGGGGTCATTAACACTTGTTCGGTGTTCACACGTTTCATCATGCGCTCAGCGTGTAATGCGCCCAGGATGTTACGACCATCAGGTAGGAGGTTGCGGTTGAGTGCGTCAGCAAACTCTTCAGCGGCCTGCCCCACGGGACTTTCCAATACCTTCATAATGGTATCGTGCCAGTGTGATGCCAACAAGTCTGGATAGATGCACAAGCACATGTGCTCGTCACCTGGAATCTGTCTAAAAATAATAACAACCTTACGGTCGCCATGTTTGCCTATGTGTTTTAAAAATGCCATGCTATTCTCCTTGAGTTGGTGTGGCTGGCTCGGTAGGCTCTTGTTCAGCGTCCGGAGCCTGGGCTTGTGCTTCGGCGGCTTCCTGGGCACTGATAATAAAGTTAGTGAGGCGTTCAAATACCAACCCCACGTCCTTCATTTCTTCCCCACGAAAAGCGCCACGCTGGCAAGCCAGGTCGATGATGTTGCGTATTCCAGCAAGATCAGCAATAGTGAATTGTGTTGATTCATTTGTGTCGTTCATGTAGATATTTACAACAAAAAATCCCCGTAGTCATTTTTTTACGGGGATTTTGGTAAAATTGGCACTCCTAATTTTGGAGTCCAAAATGTTCTTTAATCCATCTACCCCAAGGAATACCTCTACAGTAAATGGTTTGCTTGTCGGCTTCTGCGGCACATTCCCGAACAATCAACTGGGCGAACTTCTCAATATCAAAGTGCTCGTCAATCATGAATGTTCTGTTGCCATACACTTGATTCCAAGCACCGCACTTGAGTGCAAGTTCTTCAATGCGCGGGTCCATTACTCGGCCTCGTCGTAGTAGGCATATTGGCCCCAGGGTGGTTCAATAGTCGTAGTACCGTGCAAGATCCAAACAGTGTCTGCATAGTTCTCATCACCCCACGAACCAAATGGGTAGCCGTCTGTAAACACCACAAGACGCTTGGGTTCAATCTCATTGTCTTTCAAATACTTGAAGATACAATCAAAGTCAGTACCGCCGCCACCTGCAACTTCATAGTCACAAATGTCATCCAAGTTATCTGAATCATATTGTGCAGGATTGTATGCATCAGTGTCAAATGTAAACAAATGAATACGATACGCAGGGAACGAATCCATAATGCCTTGGATCTCACCTAAAAAGTCCTTGAGCATGCGTTCACCAATTGAACCTGATGCGTCAATTGCAATAGCAATATCAATCATGGGATCTACCTTCATGCCCGGCATCACAGCATCCATGTGCCAACCTTTGCGACTAGCCCGCATCCAAGTAAAGTCCGATTTGATAGTGCTCTCCAATTGCATACGCAAAAGTTCACGCCAGTTCATCTTGGGCTCGGTCAACTCTTGTATAAGACGCTTGACACCTGCTGGAATGTTGCCTGCATCACTTGCACTTGCGGCTGCCAACATGGCTTCTTTGATTTCATCCTTGATCTGTTGACGTTCTTCTTTACTCAAACGTGGACGACCTTTGCCTTCTTGGTCACCATTGCCACCACCATCTTGCTCGTCGTCACCATCCATGTGCTCGTCGATCATCTTGTCCAACAGGCTACTGATATCAATCTTGTCTGCTTTTTCATACAAGATATCATACACTTCTTCTGCACTCATGCCGTCATATTTGTGATCATACAAACATGGCACTGACGTAATAAACTCGCCCACATGGTGTTTCTTCAAGTCTGCGTTCACACAGAAGTCGTCTGCAATGTTCCACAACTGTGGATCGCGATCACCTCTACGTCCAAAGTGATCATAAACACAATGCAATACCTCATGTCCAAACAGGAACTCAACTTCTTTGGGCCTCAACATTTTAATGAAACGACTATTGTAGTAGAAATTGCGGCCGTCTGTTGCGGCAGTAGCACACCACTCATCTGCGTTTACTAGTTTTAAACGAGTAGCAAGGTTGCCAAAGAATGACGCTTTTAACAACAGGCCCACACGAGCAGTAATTAAAATTTCACGTACTTCGCGATCTAGTTTGGCATCCATTGGCCCAATAAGATTAGCGAACTTTTTAGCGTCTTCTTTTGATACTGTGGTTGTTGTCATTGGTGTCCTTTGTTGTGTATGTGTATATTATAGCATTTCATGAATTTATAGTCAAACACAAAAATAATACTTTTTATAACCGGATCATTTATATTTTATCTATTAGTTTTTTATCTTCAAGATACGGAACCAATACATTTCTAGTCCAAGTCAGGTGTGCCTCGGGTGCAGGATGCGGATCTCCAGGTATTCTCATATTGTTATGTTGAGTCCAATGGTCCAACGACTCGATTTGATCCAAATAATTGTTTAAATCCGGTATCTCTGCAGTATTCCAATGCAGATAAATTGTTTGGAATTTTTTTGCATTGAGATAGGCATGTAATGCTTTGATTTTGATCAAGTTCTCATAAACTTGAGCATCAAAATCAATATGTTTAGCATACTCAACACAAAGTTTTTCTAAAGAAGAATTTGAAGAATCTTTATGAGCAATTTCTTTAAACAAGGTCAACGTACTAAATTGATCATTGAAATCATAATTGCTCATGTGGTGCCATGTTTTTGTAATACTTTTGATTGTAATAGTATCAGTAATAGACATGTCTGACAGCATGACAATTATTATTGTGTTATCAGAGTTCAAATCTTTATTTGTTTCTATCTCATTGATTATACTATTGAACACATGAGTTGGACCCGCTCCGCTCTGACTGCAATCATACACTTCTTGAAAGCCCGCTAGATCTTTCAACACGTAAGGCCAAGTACACACATGATCTTCAGAATTATTCCAGACATAACTTCCACCACTGACCAATAAATTGGTAAATTTTGTTGAATGAGTTTGCGGAAACGCCGGACTAAATGTCAATTTTCTAATTTTGGCTACCATGTATGTACTATCTTTCTGTATTGATTAGGCTGACGCCTGCAAGATGTACTTGCCATAACGCTGATGGAACTCATCAAAGTTCTTCAACTTGCTGGGTTGGAACGGTAAGTTGTATGTGGTAAGTGCAATTCTAGCACCCATCACAACCAACTCGGTCTCAAAGTTCTTCATCATGTAACCAAAGAAGTTGTCACTCATTTCATGGAACTTCTTGTCCTCTACTTTGGTCTCCACTGCACCTTTAAGTTCATAGCACATGGAGATCACCAGGCTGTACATGGCACTGACTTCTTTTACATTCAAGTCCTTGACCTTGCCACTCAAGATGTCGCTGGGGTTAGGCATCTTGCTTGCAACCTTGCGGTGTGCCATGAACTTCACAGCAAGACCCTCGCCAACTGTACCAGCAATCAAGTTGGTCACAGTGTCATTGTCTTCTTCCTCGTCCAGTAACTGGCTCACAAAGGTCCAAGAGCGTGGTGTAGCAAATGCACGGCTTGCACTCTTGGCATCAAAGTCATATAAGTCTTGCTTGGCAAAACTCAAGTAACCCACCACGTCTTTGTGGATGTTGTTGTTCACCGCCCACTCTTGCCAGGAAGGAAAGTCCACCTTCATTTCTTGGTGGATAAAGCGATTTGCCAAGGGAGTTGGCATTCTATAAGTAACACCTTTGTCGCTTTCACGGTTACCTGCGGCAACCATCACAACATTGTCAGGTAACTTATACTTGCCAATGCGTCGATTCAAAATTAGTTGATAAGCGGCACTCTGGACAGAGGGTGCGGCTGAGTTAAGTTCGTCTAGGAACAACACCACAACAGGATACTGGCTGGCAGTGGCCTCATCAGGCAGTTCCACAGGCTCAGCCCAGTCCATCTTGCCAATGTCCTTGTTGTAAAAAGGAATACCACGGATGTCTGTTGGCTCCATTTGTCCCAAACGCAAGTCAATCATCAAGCCACCAAGTTCTCGAGTGATACCTTCTACCAGTTCACTCTTGCCAATACCGGGAGGCCCCCACAAGAACAAGGGACGTTGAACCTTGAATGCACGGAGCAAACTTTTACGAGCCTGCACGGCTGTGACTGTACGGGATTCTGACATTGTGTTTCCTTTGCTAGTTAAGATAAGTCAATTATATGCGAAATGCAATTTTGTGTCAAACAGTTTCTACGGCTTGCATGGCTTGGGCAAGTGGCGTTAATCGATTACTTAACTCAGTTGAGCCATAAGTGTCGCCCACATACCACTCACCATCTTTCATCACATAGTAAAACTCGGCACAGCAATCTCGGGCACGGGCCAAAAAGTCTTCAAACGTATGATCAACGCTCCAAGTGCAGTCTGTTTCACCACGATCACGATCGTAAAAGGTACACATGTTGCCATAGCGTTGATCGTAGTCGCTACCGGCTTCGGGATCCAAACTAGAGAAAGGATGCTTGACACCAATCTCGGGACGCAGGCTACTCAAGTCGCCCATGGCAACCAACTGATTGGCCTTGCTTGAATCATAGTGTTCCTGCAAGATAGCACCGTTGTGTTCCAAATAGCCATCCCAATGGCAATAAACTGATTTACAGACTTCACCATGCATGACTGCGATACGACTACGAGTTCCCATTTTTAGGCTCCTACTGTTTCTGTGTTTTTGGTTACTGTATAACCGGCACGCTCTAATTCGGCAATTTGTCTAGCAATTTTTTCTGCTTCAAATTTTGCAACATATTGTGGCATTACTTTGTCAATTGCATTGCGAAAACGCACAATACCTACGCCCAGCATGTAACTGGTTTGACCGTAACTTTGAAGACGGCGTTGTCCCCCGTAAACTTGGGAACGGGCGGCATCTTCTGCGAATGCACGTACAGTGGACATATAACTCATTTTTTGACTCCTTTTTAGTTTCTATACAAGTATTATAGCAAAA